ATGCTGCCCCATCCGACCCTGGACAAGCTGCAAACCCTGCGCCTGCACGGCATGCTCAAGGCGCTGAATGAACAACTGAAAACCCCGGACATCGACAGCCTGAGCTTCGAAGAACGCCTCGGCCTGCTGGTCGACCGCGAGCTGACCGAACGCGATGACAAGCGCCTGAGCAGCCGCCTGCGCCAGGCCCGGCTCAAGCACAACGCCTGCCTCGAAGACATCGACTACCGCAGCCCGCGCGGACTGGATAAGGCGCTGATCCTGCAACTGAGCAGTGGTCAGTGGCTGCGCGACGGCCTCAACCTGATCATCGGCGGCCCCACCGGTGTCGGTAAAACCTGGCTGGCCTGCGCCCTGGCCCACCAGGCCTGCCGGGAGGGCTACAGCGTGCGCTACCTGCGCCTGCCACGTTTGCTGGAAGAACTGGGTCTGGCCCATGGCGACGGCCGCTTCGCCAAGCTGATGAGCAGCTACGCCAAGACCGACCTGCTGATCCTCGACGACTGGGGCCTGGCCCCGTTCACCGGCGAGCAACGGCGCGACATGCTGGAGCTACTGGACGACCGTTACGGCCAGCGCTCGACCATCGTCACCAGCCAGATGCCGGTGGACAACTGGCACGAACTGATCGGCGATCCGACCCTGGCCGATGCCATCCTCGACCGCCTGGTGCACAACGCTTATCGGATCAATCTGAAGGGTGAATCAATGCGCAAACGGACGCAGAAATTGACGACGCCAGCCAACCCGGACTAACAATGCCACCCCTGCGTCGCTGCGCTCCGACTGCCTGTCCGAATGAGCGTGGAACAGGTGTCCGGATCAGCGTGGGCTGAGTGTCCGAATGGCGTGGAATCCGCACTTCATCGTTGCCGGCTTCTCGCCAAGTCTGTGCTACGCGCTGATGTCCAACGGCAGCGATTGGATTCCGGTCGCATGCTTCATTGGCGGCCTCGCCTTGATAGCGGCGATCGCAGCCTTGTCGTCAAGGCCTGCCAGCCTTGCCACTTCAGCTCCAACTTACAGCCTGCAACCGCAATCACAGCACTGACGTGAAGGAGTGATTGGTATCTGCGGCAAAGCGCTGATCAGCGTCTTTGTTCAAGACTGAGCCTACACGGGGGGAGCGGCGCTAGCTCTCCTCCAACTATCGGCAGATACCGTCCAGTGCGTCTCACCAACCCACATCACGCAAAATTGCCTGCAAGGCCGGCCTGAGGCGAACCGCGCTCAGTTATGTGAGGGATTTTTCGAAGTAAATGCGGTTGAAACCATCTTCCGTGTGCTCCGAGGAACGCACAGCCCCCTATGCCAATCGAGGTGTCATCGACACTGGCCTCGTATGCCATCGAGGCAGCGCGAATGCCCCGATCTAATGCAAAAAAAAACCCAGCATCACTGCCGGGGCTTGGGCTGGGCTCAGAAGCTGTCAGGTGGGCTCTTTTCGAACTTCCACTTGGTCATCTTTTTGGCAGCATGGAAGCTCTTGCAGTTGGCGATGAACTCATTGCGGTCCCACTCCTTGGAGAGGCTCGCCAGGATTTGCTCATAGGTTTCACCCGAGCAATTCGCTTCGTTGGGTTCAGGCACCCTGTCTTCGGCAATGGCTGTAACGCTCACGGCAACGCCACGCGCTGCAACCAGACGTGCAAAAGGCACACTGGGCATTCACTCACTCCTTTGAATGAACCCGCTTCAGAAGCCCGTTTTACAGGCCCCAAAAACGCAAAAAGCCCTGAATAATCAGGGCTTTGAATATGGCGGAAGCGTAGAGATTCGAACTCTAGGATAGTTGCCCATCGACGGTTTTCAAGACCGTGGTATAAGCGCCCGATCCATGCAGCGTCAGCGGCGAAATCGATTCCAAAACAAAGACGAAACGGCACGGCTACAGGCCGCATACTGCAAGGGTCGTCCTTTCAGTTTTGGAATCGAAAATTGAAATGATTTGCCTGTTGCGGGTCATGCCGATCCGGGGCACGCTCTGTAGTGGCATCGTGCCCAATTGCTTTACCAATGGAGATGGAAATGGCAGTGATCACCCGGGGTGACTTGAAGTATCAATACCGTTGGAGCGCCGACAAAGGCGACAACCCCCAATACGTAGGAAAGCTGGACCGAGACAAGGTCGATCGGGATGAGGGCTACGAGGTACTGTACTTCCTAAATTCCGTCTGCAAAGAAAAGGACCAGGCTCTTAAAGCCGAACGGCTCATCAAAATGAAGCTTCCTGGCAGTGTCCAAGGCCGTGCTGAGATTCTGAAATGGCTCCAGGATAACTGGAACTCGTAACCGTTGTCCGCGTCAGCTCGCGTAGCCGACGCGGAATCTTCCAGTAATGCAGCAGTAGCGTGAGAATCGAACCTCAGGCCGCGCCGCTAGCGGCCTGCGAATCGCAACTGTCTAATACGGTTTGGCCAGTTTCAGCGACTTTCGCCCAGTAAAACCGAGAAGCTTTCGAGCAGTTTTAGACAGTCTCAGCACCCCCACCCCGGCGTTCTGCCTACGATGATCCGTCCTGGCTCGTCGCCATCCCATTTACCTGAAATCTCATAACTGAACAGGCCGATGTGATACGCCTCATCGACCTCCACCAAGGCCCAACCCTTTGCGGCCTCGGACAGCTCCAACATGTCGACCAGGTGCTCTGCACTGACCTCGCCCCTGCGATGGGCGGCATACGCCATCTCATCCAGCACCGCGGAGCGGCCTTCGGGATCGGTGACCAAGGCAAAATGGTCATTCAGTTCATACAGCCAAGCCTGCGGTATCCCGGCCATCATTCTGCCCTGCACCACCAGGACTGCGCATACAGCACGCCGTCGACCTCTTCCACCCCGTTTATGTTGATGCCTAGCTGGGCCATCCCATTGACCTTCGCGTCATGCAGCCGGGGGATCACATCAGGCCCTGGCGTGGGGTTAAACACCCAGGCCTGTGTCGATACCCGGCCCAACGGCTCACTGTGGTGGTCACCGATGTGCACATCTGCGCGGAGGGGCTGAATTTTGCGGAGATGATCAGAGGGTATGGCTGCACCATGCTCGCGGCGTCGAACGAGAAGGAAATACATAGGGGCACCGATACTGTATAAAAAAACAGTATCGTATAGGCGGACCTGATCGTGGGCAATTGCCGATCAGCGGATCAGTGAAGAGGCGGCAGCTCCTTGCCTCGAGCCTTGGCAACAGCGCGAAGCTGGTAGTCGGAGACCGCTTGGAAAAGCGACTCGGCTAGCAAGCGCAGGCGCTCGATTTCCTCCGTAGGCGCGCCATTATCCTGCGCTTGGTGATAAAGGCGCATGGCGTCGATCGCCTGCTGAATCAGCGGCTCGCCGGCCTCAACCATCCCGATGAAAGTCCGCTCATCCATTCCTAAGCTCCTAGCAGGATATTGCAGGGTTTGGTAAGTAGCCCACGTTGAAGCCCCATTCAAATGTGAAACCTCCAGAGCTAAGATTAGGCTGCTTCAAAGAAAAAACCAGCAAGCAGCCTATTGCGTGATCACTCTAGCGCTGCACTTCAATAGCTGTGCCGGCCTTAAGGGATGAGCGTGAAATTTTTTTTGCAAGCTTCAGCAGATATTTCTCCACAAGAAGGTAGCATACAATTCCACCTAGCAACCCAGCAGTCACGGCGCCTACCGCGTACCACACTGCCATCACTAGGCTGGATATCTGCCCAAAAGCCGTTACAAATAACACATACCAGATTCGTTGAGAAATTGGATGCGACAAATACAGTGAATAAGATGCCTCACCAAATAACAGAGCGACTCTATTAGCATTTGACCGAATGTACTTCTCAATCGAAATGAATCCTGCGACTAAGAAAAATGCCGGGACGCCATATACTAAAGACCGAGTGAATATAGTGAAATCAGCCAATACCAGCGCCACACTGCTGGCGCCAACCATTATGCTTGTCGGCAACAACCCGATACTCACCCAGCGCTGCCTGGTGACCCCTAGCAAGACGCCAAGCAGAAATTCAATGATGATCGGGCTTGTGTAGGTTTTGCCCAGTGGACCTTCTGGAGCCAAAGCAGACCCAACAATAGCAAGCGTAACTATAACTGCAGCTATGAACATAAGCCTCATTCTTAGGTTTTGCAATGCCAAGGAGAGACCGAATATCGCGTAAAAGAACATCTCATATGTGAGGGTCCACCCAATGGTGTATACAGGCGTGATATCACCAACATCTGGGTTTTGGGCGGGAATAAAAAACAGCGACTTAAGAAGGAATACTGGATCGAGTCCGCGGGAGTTGAAAAACAAGCTTGGCATTAATAACGCAGCAGCGACAAGCACAAAGGTGAACAACCAGTATAAAGGCGCCACTCTCAATATCCGTGAGGCCCAGAACTCTCTTATACTTTTATTCTTACCCTCTGTGGTGACCCACATTACGAACCCGGATATTACAAAGAATATATCTACACCAAAATCACCCACCGGATTATCGAAGTATGGCGCTACAGCAATCATCACCATGGAGTGGTAGATGATAACTAGGCCAGCTGCGATGCCTCTCAAGTATTGTATTCCGTAGAATTTTTCCACGCGTACAGTCCATTGCAAATTTGTGAGATTAATTCGCCATTATCGCTAGGTACGTGGCATTTCTCAATGTCTTGAGAGGCTGAAGTCTGAGATGGCTATCTTCGCGCGAGTGCGTCATAGGACGCTTCGCACTGATGACCGGCTATTCGTGCCCGGTCAAAAGCCCGCGCCAACTCTCCCGCTCGTTCATCAGCCCGTGAGAGCAGCTCGGAGAGCACCATGGCGGCGCGGATGGCTGCCTGGCCTCGGGCGATAGCGGCGGTATCCGTGCCGGAGCAACTGACGGCGGAAGCGAGCTTTCCGGCTTCGTGGCGCAACCGCTGGCCAGCAGCATCGGCGCCAGCAGCGCCAGCATCAGCAACCTTTCTTTCTTCATAGCCTTTTACCCTCGCCTCTTGTTGCGCATCTGTGCTGCGGTGTTCTTCCAGACGCGCCGCACGCTCGCCAATCACTTCGGCGAGTCGGTCGCCGCTATCCCGTTTCGCTGATTTCTGGCCAGCCTGGGCAAGTTCAACCGATCGACCGTGTTCGTACGCCGCCCAGTGGGTCACCAGCAACAGCGCCAACACTCCAGACAGCACCCAGCCGTTCACGCTGCCCCCAGGAACAGATCTCGCTCAGCGGCCCGCCGGCGGACCAGGCCGGCCAGCACCTGCCCGCCAGCCTTGTTCCAGCGCGGGAACTGCTCTGCAGCAGATGCGTAGTTGCCAGCATTCAGCAACCGGCGGAGCGTGGACGATTCGAGATTCGCAGCACCCAGGTTGTAGGTGAAGCTCATCAGGGCGTCCCACTGGTTTTGGCTCAGCGGAACAGTGATCAAGCGCTGCACTTCTGGCTCGAACCGCTGTACGTCGTTCAGCAGCATGCGCTCGGCCTGCTCCTTGCTGATCTTCATGCCGGCCTTCACGCCGCGGGTAGCACCGTAGCCAATGGTCCAGACGCCGACTGAATCCTGATAGGCCTGCAGGCGCAGTCCCTCGAACGACTTGATGAGGCTCAAGCCGCGTTGCGATGTTCGCATTTGGGTTTTCTCCAGAATCGAGTAGGGTGAGGGATTTTTTTTCCCTCAGCCCTCTCACACCACCGTACGTGCGGTTCCGCATACGGCGGTTCAACTAATACGCTGGAGTCCCTGCACAGTGCTGCGCAGCGAGACCAGCCCCATTTTGGCGAAGTACAACGTCGGTACTGCCTGATTCATGTGTTTGGATGCCGAGTTCCACCAAGGCCCTCGCCCGTTTACACTCGACTTCCACGCCCGCTCAGGCCTAAGCCCAAGCAAGATGAGTCGTCGTTCGCGGGTCTTCGGGGTTTTCCACTGTCGCCAGAGCAGGCAACGTAGTTTTCGACGCAGCCACCAATCGAGTTCCTCCAGCATCCGCATGTTCGCGGTAAGCCGAAAGTAGTTTGCCCAACCCCGCAACACGGGATTTAGCATCTCTATAGTGTGAGACAAGGACCGTCCTCGCCCCTTGCGCAGCAACTCACGAACTCGATCCATCAGTCTTCGCAGGCTTTCGGGGGCAGGTCGCACCCGTGTCTCTTGGCGATAGATCGTAATCGCGTAGCCCAGAAACTTTCGCTTCCAAGGCCGTGCTACTGCGCTTTTCTGCTCGTTGATACGTAGCTTCAGATGACCCTCCAGGAAGGCTCTGATGTTCGCCATCGCCCGTTGCCCTGCGCCTTCACTGCCGATGTAGATATTGCAGTCGTCAGCATATCGGCAGAACTTCAACTGCCGCCTTTCCAGCTCTCGATCAAGATCGGTCAGCAGGATATTCGACAGTAATGGGGACAGCGGCCCACCCTGAGGCGTACCCTCGCTGCGGGGTTGAATCACGCCATTAGCCATCATCCCCGCCTCTAAGAAGCGCCGGATCAGCTTGAGTACGCGACCATCCCTCACTCGATAGGCGAGTCGAGCCATCAACACGTCGTGGTTGACCCGGTCGAAGAATTTCTCCAGGTCGATGTCCACTACCCAGTGCTTTCCTTCGGCCACATACTCTTTCGCCTTGACGACCGCATCGAGCGCACTTCTCTGCGGACGAAAGCCGTAGCTGCCATCGGAGAAGGTTGGCTCGAAGATCGGTTGCAGTACTTGATGGAGCGCCTGCTGGATAAGCCGATCCACCACCGTGGGTACGCCGAGTGTTCTAACCCCGCCATTAGGCTTGGGAATGTCCACTCGGCGCACCGCCCGTGGCAGGTACCGATCCTCCAGCAGTGCCGCCTTCACACTTGGCCAGTGCACCAACAGCCAGTCCTTCAGTTCCTCAACCGTCAAGCGATCAACGCCTGGCGCGCCTCGGTTCTTCAGGACGCGCTTGTACGCTCGTCGCATGTTGCTGGGTTCGACCACCTGCTCCATGAGCCGGTAGTCCTCCGATTTCGTTCGCCCAGCCGTCGCCGCAACCCCCTCAGCACCTTGCGGGCTTCTTTCCGGATTCCGTCCGGCCATGGCAGGCAGGCCTCCCGTGTCGGGAGCTTCTGCGTCATCGTGGGTTGTCGAGATCAGCTGTTCTACTCTCGGTATTAATCGTTCAGGCCTTCAGTCTCGCGACCTACTATGCCCTCTGCTGACTTCTGCACAGTCATTCCAGCACCTCGCGGTGCCGGTAGCCCTGACGGGCAACCGTGCAGATCTCCCCGGGTATTGCGCACCCACTTTCACGCTTATGCCTGTCGGATCTACGTCATGGCGTTCTGTGCAAGTATTGGGTTTCGCAGATTTCGGACTGCTTACCCCGCCATGCCGCCTCGTATCCGCTTCCTGTTCGTCAGGCCAGCGATTTGCCTCGGGCTTCCTTCAGACTCGCAGTCGCCCGCGAAACCCTTGCCTCTAGCTAGCACTTCCCCTTGCCGGGTGTGCGGGGGACTTCCACCCCTGAGTGAGCGCGCCCTGCCGGGCGCACCAAAAAGAAGCCCGCTCGATGGCGGGCATTGGGTAGTTGGCTTGGGTTCAAGCCTTGGGGTATTGCTGCTTGATCTGCTGCAGGGTCGAGAAAAACGGCTCTGCCTTGGGCATATGCCCTTGATTCATGGCATGCCACAGCATGTCCAGTTGTTCCTCCACCGGCGGATACTCGGCCGCACGACGCTTGGAGTGGTCGCACTTATGCTGAATTTTCAAAGGTGAACTCCTGATCGCGGTAGGGCCAAAGGCTGACCGTGACGTGGTAGGTGCCCGGCGCCGAGAATTCCAGCTCGATGTCACTGCCGTCAGCGGTGTAGGTTTCGCTCTCGATGTTGACGGTGGCACCTTCGTGGACCCCCTTCAACCAGTGCCCTTGGAGAACCGCCCCCATCTGGGGGCGCTCCTTGAGCATCTGGCCAATGACGAAGTGTTCGGCCGGCCGTGCCGGTGTGGCCACCTGGATGAAAGGCCGGTCGGTGTTGAGCCTGATGATCTTCTTCCCGTGTTCTGGCGGGCAGCTGACGACAAACACGATCCGGCCGTCAGTCTCATGGGCGGCAAAGTGCCCAATTTTGCTCATCGTTTGGTTCCCATTGCATAGAGGGTGTGGTTTTTAACGCCAACACCCGAGTTCTCCCCCCACCACTTCACTGTGATAACGAAGTAACCAGGCGCTACGCCGATTGATCCCATCAGGTTGGGGAAGCTATCCGCCCAGTCGCCACCACCTTCCGCGATCACCAGGCCGTTGATATCCATCTGGAACTGGTACTTACGGATACCACTGCCAAACCCTTGGTAGCAGCTGTACTGGGCCGTGATGAAACCGCCCTCGTCCATTTGCACACCGACGGCGATCAGGTTTTGCCATTGCCCTACACCGGCCCCAAGCAAGTTTGCGGGGTTGCTCGCCGATACCGGGACCGTGACGGCGTTGCCACGGATACGCAGCGTGTCGATTTCGGCCACGCCGATCTTGGCGGCCGTTATGGCACCGTTCGCGATCTTGGCGTTACTGATCGCCCCGTCTGCGATCTTCGCGTTACTGATACTCGCAGCCCGAATGTACGCGTCATCGACAAAGGTCTGACCGCCTACGATGGAGAATGGCGACGAAAGCCCGCTACTCGAATTCAGCAAGACAAACTTGTCCGCATTGATCACAAACGCAGACTGGACAATGCCGTTCTGCGAGTTGATGCCAATACCGAATCCGGCGAAGACGTGCGCGCCATATTGGTTGTTGACCTGCACCCGCAGGGTGTATTGGGCATTCAGCATCGTTTTCATGTCGGCCTGGGCGGTCGCCACCTGCTGCACCGACGCATTGGTCGTGCCCAGCGATGCTTGGGTGTTCTGGATCTGCTTGCTTAGCGCGCCCTCTCCATCGGCCCGGGCCTTGGCTTCATTCTGAATCGCCGCGTTGGCATCGCCTACGGCGGTGTACAACCCATCGATCCGCTGCCCCTCGGCGGTGAGCTTGCCGCCCTGCTCGGTAACGTTGCTCTCCAAGCTAGCCACCGCCTGCGCCGAAGCAGCCGCCGAGCGACGGCCAACCGCGATGTAGGCAATGTCGATTTCGCCCGACGAGTCCACCGAGTTCATCATGTCCAGGCGAATGGCGATGATGTTTTTCCCGTTCCACCCGGCGTGGCCAGACAGATCAAACTCAATATCTTGCCAATCGTTGGTGGTCAGACTGATGGTCCACGCCATGCGGCGGGCCTCGGCCAGGCCACCGTCCTCGTTTGCCCAATACATCTGGGCGCCCGCGCGGGTGGTGTTGCGTCGACGCAGCCGGATACGCAGGTAAGGGTTCTCAGCGCCGGCAATCGCCGGGGTGAAGTTGCACTGCAGGTTCGTCCACTTGCTTATCGTGGCGAACAGCGGGCCAGCGGTGAAGGTCGAACCGGCGGTGGTGCTTGCCCATCCCAAGGTAGAACCGATGAACTCCCAGGACTTGCCTGCCACGAAGGGCTGGGCCGTGCCGATGCTGTTTTTCAGCTGGGTGATATCGCTGCTGTTGCTGCTGAGCGTACCTTCGGCGCTGTTCACCCGGTTGGTCAGCGAGTTCACGGCCGATGCCTCGGCCTTGGTGGCGACCTGACTGAGCGCACTGGCGGCTGCGGCGGCCGCGTCCGTGGCTACCTTGTCGCTCACCGCCACCCAGGCGCTGCCGTTCCAGCGCTTGGGCGTGTTAGCGTTGCCGGTGGTATCGATCCACAAGTTTTGCGTCAGGCGCTTGTCAGCGGCCGGCGCGGTGCTGCCATAGATCACCTCCCCCTTGGCGCCCGCCGCTGTCGCGGCCGCCTGCGCGGCCTGCTGGGCCGTGGTCACGTTGCCATTGGTGGTGGCAAGGCTGTTCTCCAGGCTTGTGGTCCTCCCGGCCACACTGCTCAGGTTGCTGCCTTGCTGGTTCACCGTCGAGGTCAGATTATCGACGGCGGCCGAGGTGGCCGCGTTGTCCGCCGCGTTCACCTGGCCACTGTCCCGCCAGCCAGATGCACGAGAACCGTACTCGACCTGCGGTCGGGCCAGCTCAACCGTACCGTTGGTTGCGGTCGAGGTCGCCCCATGCACCCGGTAATACACAACGGCGGCAACTGCATCGGCGGGTGCGGCCGCAGTCAGGGTGTGGCGACTACCGTCAACGCTGACTGGGTTGAGCGTCGAGAACGGGGCTGAAATCACCCCTCCCGAAGCATTCAACCACTGGATGTACAGACGCAGGGAAAGCAGGCCAGAGGTGGCTGCGCGCCGGGCGTAAATCGACGACGTAACGGACTGTGAACCACCGACCTTTACCCTTCGCGTCGTAGCAGGGATAAGCGACAGGTACGGCGAGCCACTGGTAACCCCCGTCAGGGCCGACCTGAAAGCGCGCTCTCCAGCATTCAGCCAGGACTCGACCATGCTGGAATTGTTCTGCGCTGCACCATCTCTGGTCCAACCGTCAGGCACATTCGGATCGACAGCGTTGACCTTGGTGAAAGCCGGGTTGTAGAGCAGGTTTTCCCCGCCTGCATCACCAATAGAAGCATCTATTGCCGTGAGCGCCTGGCCTTTGGCGATCAGGTCCTGACCCTGCTGGGTTACCGTGTTGGTCAGGCTCTGAACGGTCGAGGCATCGGCTTTCTTGGCCACTTCCGTCAAGGCCGACTGCGCTGCTGCAGCCGCATCGGTGGCCACCTTGTCGGTCACAGCCACCCAGGCGCTGCCGCTCCAGCGCTTGGGCGTGTTGGCGTTGCCGGTGGTGTCGATCCACAGGTTCTGTGCCAGCCGCTTGTCAGCCGCCGGCGCGGTCGCCCCGTAGATCACTTCACCTTTGGCGCCGGCTGCCGTGGCGGCCGCCTGCGCGGCCTGCTGGGCAGCGGTGACGTTCTGGTTGGTCGTGGCAAGACTGCCCTGCAGGCCCGTAATCGACTGGCCCTGCGTGGTCAGCTTGCCTTCGTTATCGCTGACCTTGCTGCTCAGGGTCTGCACCACCGAGGCATCGGCTTTGCTTTGGGCAACCGTCAAGGCATTGGCCGCAGCGGCCGCCGCGTCCGTGGCGATCTTGTCCGTTACCGTAACCCACGCGCTGCCGTTCCAGCGTTTCGGCGTGTTGGCATTACCGGTGGTATCGATCCACAAGTTCTGCGCCAGGCGCTTATCCGCTGCAGGTGCGGTCGGTCCATAGATGACCTCACCCTTGGCGCCGGCCGCCGTAGCGGCTTCCTGCGCGGCCTGCTGGGCGGCGGTCACGCCTTGCTTGGTGGTGGTCAACCCACCTTCAAGCGAGACGATCGACTGCCCTTGCGACACCAGTCCCTGCTCGGTCTGGCCAACTCGGCCGGTCAGCAGGTTGGTGGCCGAGACGTTCGCGGCGATTTCACCTGCCGCAACCTGCCCATTGTCACGCCATCCCGTTGCGCGGGAACCGTACTCAGCCTGCGGCCTGGCCAGCTCCAAAGTGCCGTTTACAGCCGCTGCCGTCTGGCTGTGAACACGGAAATAGACGTTGAATCGAACAGCCCCCTCAGGGGCCACCGCCGTGAACGAGTGCCGGCTACCTTCAACCGTGATCGGCATGAACCCGTTGGCCGGCGCCGAGATTACCGTGCCGGCTTCGTTTATCCACTGGTAGATGATGCGCAGGGCCAGCAAGCCCGCCTCCGCCATGCGGCGGGCGTTGACCGATGTGGTGACGCTCTGCCCGCCCGCTACCCTTGGCCGCTGGGTCGACTGGGTGACCAGCGAAAAATAAGGACTCGCGTTCGTGACGCCGGTGACCGCGACCCGAAACGCCCGCTCTCCCGCGTTCAACCAGGACGGCACCATGCTTGGGTTTCGGGGTGCACTACCCTCCAGCACCCAACCATCTGGCACGTTGGCATCGGCCGCGCTGGCACGATTGAACGTGGGGTTGTACAGCAGGTTCTCCCCGCCCACCTCGGCGATCGCGGCGTCAATCGCCGTCATCGCCTGACCTTGGGCGGTAATGTCCTGGCCATGCTGGGCGACCGTGTTGGACAGGTTTTGCACCGTCGACGCATCGGCCTTCTTTGCCACCTCGGCCAGCGCCGATTGGGCTGCTGCAGCTGCATCGGTGGCAACCTTGTCGCTCACTGCGACCCAGGCGCTACCGCTCCAGCGTTTCGGCGTATTGGCGTTGCCGGTGGTGTCGATCCACAGGTTTTGCGCCAAACGCTTATCCGCTGCAGGCGCGGACGATCCATAGATCACCTCGCCTTTGGCACCTGCGGCTGTCGCTGCCGCCTGCGCGGCTTGCTGGGCAGCAGTCACGCCCTGATTGGTCGTGGTCAGACCGTTCTGCAAGCTGACGATCGACTGGCCCTGCGTGACCAGCTTGCCATCGGCGTCACTGACAGCACTGCTCAGGTTGGATACGGCTTCCGCCGAGGCCGCAATCGAACGGCGTCCCACCGCGATATAGGCAATGTCGATTTCGCCGGTGGTATCCGACGCACTCATCATGTCCAGACGAATCGCCAGAATGTTCTTGCCGTTCCAGCCTGCGTGGCCAGACAAGTCAATCTCAATATCCTGCCAGTCGGTCGTGGTGGTATTGATCGTCCAGGGCATGCGCCGGGCTTCGGCCAGCCCGCCATCTTCGTTCGCCCAGTACATCTGCGCGCCGGCGCGGGCCGTGTTACGCCGACGCAGCCGGATGCGCAGGAAAGGGTTCTCGGCGCCCGGGAACGTCGGGGTGAAGTTGCACTGCAGGTTAGGGCAGTTGCCAGACGTGGCGAACAGTGGGCCGGCAACAAAGGTCGAACCGCTGAGGGTACCGAACCAACCCCGCGTCGAACCGGTGAACTCCCAAGCCTTGCCGGCCACGAACGACTGCGCGGCACTCAGGCTGTTCTTGAGCTGGGTGATGTCGCTGCTGTAGCTGGTCAGCACACCCTCGGCATTGCTGACGCGGTTGGTCAGCAGATTGACCGCCGACGCGTCGGCTTTGGTCGCGGCCAGCGCATTGGCGGCGGCGGCAGCGGCGGCGGCATCGGTGGCCACCTTGTCGCTCACCGCCACCCAGGTGCTGCCGTTCCAGCGCTTCGGCGTGTTGGCATTGCCCGTGGTGTCGATCCACAAGTTTTGCGTCAGGCGCTTGTCAGCGGCCGGCGCCGTAGCGCCATAGATCACTTCCCCTTTGGCGCCGGCCGCCGTGGCGGCTGCCTGCGCGGCTTGCTGAGCGGCCGTCACATCCTGCTTGGTGGTTGTGAGGCTCGACTGCAGGCCGGTCATGGCCTGCCCCTGCGCACTCACAGCGCCTTCCACATCGGTTACCCGGGTGGTCACGCTCTGAACGGCCTGGGCATCCGCCTTGGTCTGTGCCACAGCCAGGGCATTGGCGGCGGCCGCAGCGGCGTCGGTGGCCACCTTGTCCGTAACCGCCACCCAGGTGTTGCCGTTCCAGCGCTTCGGCGTATTCGCATTGCCGGTGGTGTCGATCCACAGGTTTTGCGCCAAGCGCTTGTCGGCCGCCGGCGCCGTGGCGCCATAGATCACCTCACCCTTGGCGCCGGCTGCCGTGGCGGCCGCCTGCGCGGCCTGCTGGGCGGCCGTTACGTTGCCATTGGTGGTGGTCAAGCCAGACTGCAGGCCCTCAATCTTGGAGGCTTGCGCCGTGCTCGTACCGTTGAGGGTAGAAACGTCCGTTTCGACCTTGCCCACGCGCGTGGCGGTGCCGGCCGCCGTCACGATGGCCTGCCCAACATCGGTCCAGTAGGTCGCGTTCGGCGGCGGGTTGTTCTTCGGTACCGCTTTTAGCGCCTGATACAGCTTGCCATCGGCGCCCAGTACGCCCTGATTGAGCGTATAGGCCTTGTCCTTGTTGTAAGGCAACGAGCCGGCCAACGCGGACACGGTATTGATCTGCTGCTGCAGCTCGGACCGGGCCGCATCGACTTCCTGATCAACTGCCGCAAGCTGCTGTTGCAATTCATCACGAGCCGTCAATACCGACGATTTGACCGTCTCGACCGCGTTATTGACCTCGGAAACCTGCTCACTCAGCTGATTACGCGCCTCGTCCACACGCTCGTTCACCGACCCGGGGCCATTCTTATCGATCAGATCAATACGGCTGAGCAGTTCCTTCCCCAGTTCGCTTTCGGTGATCTGATCCTTGATCTGCTCGAGGATCGCGCCAGCATCTGCGCTGGCCATTCCGGCAACCACTGCCGGGGCTACAGGGAAGAATGGGCCAAGGTTACTGGAACGATCGACCAGGCGAGCCCAGAAGTAGAACTGTTGGCCCGCGCGCAAGCCCTGCATCACGTACTCGTTCTGCGGGTAGGCCAGGTCTGCCAGCTTGGTGGCATTGCCCAAGTCTGTACCTTCGCTGTACCACAACTCGGTACGCTGGGTGTCGCTGGAGCCAGCAGGAAAGCCCCACTTGATGCCGATGCCGAACAGCAGGCTTTCCGTATCCAGGAAGGAAACAGCCGGCGGCAGGCCTTCCTTGCCATTCAGCTGAGTGAGGGTCGAGCTTTTCCAGATCGACGTAATGTCGAAGGAGCTCACAGCGCGTACGCGTGCAAGGTAGGAACCCGCGTAAATGCCGACCACGTCTGCCGATGTTGCGCCGGTGCGCTGCAGGCGAACCCAGTTGCCGTTGTCCTTGCGCCACTCCACGTCATAGGCGACAGCGCCCTCCACCGCCGGCCAGGCGATGGTCATCGTGCTGACCGCGATACCCTGGTCGATCATGTGGGCGGAAGACAAGGTCACGCTCGCGGGGGGCTGCACAGTGGTCACCGGGATAACGCTGATCGGGCGCTCGTCCAACTTGGCGCCGGTGTCGATCGCAGCGAACTTGCTCGGGTTGAACTCGAGCGCGGTGATCTCGTACTCCCCCTCTTGGGTGCGGGTTGTCTTCAGCACCCGGAACAGCTGTACCGCCAGGTCATGGTAATCGATTGCCCACTGCAGTTCCGGCTCGGGCTGCACGCCATACGCGGTCGTTACCGTCACCGCGCGGCCGGCCACCGACTGCACCGTGCGTGCCTGGGCGGTGCCGTTCGGCAGGTTCAAGATCAGCCGGTCGCCAGACTTGATCGGCGTGTCACGGTCCAAGGTCACAATGCGGCCGGCAGCCGCCGAGATCCGGCCGCCGTTTGGACGGCCCGCAACCAGCTCGTCTGCGACGGGAATGACGTAGCCAGGCAGCGGAATGCGCCCTTCCATGCCGGTTTTGAAAGTGACGGTGCGGTCCTGGCTGTTACTCAGCAGCGCCCACTTGCCACGGCGCTGTGCCTCGGATGCACGGGTGCAGCCGATGGCCGAAATCTCCACCGGACGGTCTCGGTACCGGCGCTGGAGAGCGTTGTCGGTGACCGGGATGACATCTGTGTCGTAGTTGTTGGCCGGGTTGTCGTAGCTGACCAGAGCCCGGCTGTAGTGCGTGTTACGCTCGGCACCGCCGTATACGAACTCACCGTCGATGACGTTGGCCCGGGTGAACACGTAGTCGATATCCTGGGCGCGCGGCATGTCTGCCTGCATGAACAGCGATCCATGGGCCCAGTACACCATGCCCCGGTAAATCGCGGAGAGGTCGCGCAGCAAGGTCCAGGCTTCGGCGCGGCCCTGAAGGTTCATGTCGCACAGGAAACGCGCCTCCTGACCGCCCTGCCCATTCGGCACCTGCTGGTCGCAGTACTGGGCGATGCGGTACATCTCCCACTTATCGACCATCCACGACTTGATGCGTTTGCCCAAGCCAAAACGGTCCTCGACGCACAGACCGTAGGTCACAAACGCCGGGTTGTTGGTCCACGCCTGCTTGAAGGTGCCGTCCCATACGCCGGCATAGGTGCGCGCAACGGGATCGTAGTTGGTCGGCACCGGCCAGCGCTTGGCCTTGCACTTCACGGTTACCGCAGGGATGTTCTGGAACTGCTGGGCGTCGAACTCGATGTACAGCAGCGCGGTGTTCGGGTAACGCAGCTTCTGGTCGATGATCTCGGTGTAGCCAGCGATGGTCATCGTATCGGCCACGGTTCCGCTGTTGGCGTTCGGAGTGATACGGCGCACGCGCAGCATCCAGCCGGAGGTTGCCTTGGGTAGGTTGACGCGTACCGAGCGCTGGTAGCCGTTGGTGGTCTTGCCGTCCACTGCCCCCAGGTGCGCCTCGACATAGGCGCCACCATCGGTAGCGATATCGATGGCGTATTCAATGCGGTAGCCATTGGTATTGCCACTGCTGTCCTGCTGCGCCAGGCGCGGCCAGACCATTCGCACGCGCACAGCCGAGAGCTGGGTGTTGCTTAGAGCACGGGCAAATGGATTGTCGCTGCGCAGCTCCACATTAACGGTGGTCTCGTTCTCGATCGCAGGGATCCCCTGGATGTAGTCCTGCTCGACCGCGCCCGAGCGCCACTCCCACTGCACCCCAGGGAAATTCACGCTGCCGCTGGCATCCATGATCGGGGTGTTATCAAGGTAGATGTCACGATCCGTCGGCTCACCGTCGAACTCACCCTCCCCCACCGCAATCAGAATCTTGCCGATGTTGGTCGACTGCAGGCTATCGGGCGCCTCTACAGGCGATTTCGGCTTGCTGCTGCCGCCCTTGGCGCCAGTGATATCCACGTGATCTGCTGGGCCCATGCTTTCCTCCGGGCAATAAAAAACCGCCCGGAGGCGGTCTGCTTGCTGAATCGGCCCTAGGCCTTGTCTTGCGCCTCGATCGAGGCAGAGATGATTGCCCCACCCCAGCGGCGTTCGCCGATGCAAATCGGGACGGGGTTACCGCTGGCTGTGGTGTTCTTGGCGCTGCCGAAGGCGTACGACGGCAGGTTTTCAGGGGCGGCGCTCTGGGATAGTCCCTTGGCCTGGGGGCTGAGCATCTGCACAACTCCGCCCAGCGTCATAGAAAGGCCAGCATAAAATGCAGACGGGCCTAGCCATATGGAGGACACCATCAAGGCTATGCCAATGATGGTTTGAAGAATCCCACCGCGTTTGCTGCCATGAACAACCGGCACGATTCGAACTTCCTGTGTGCCTCGAAGGCTCATTTGGTCCGGGCCAATGTTCTTTCGATTACGAAAGATGGCAAAGCGCAATCCCAGCCCATCGAGTCGCCGAATTTCCTCTTCGAAACCTTGCAGGGTGGATTGGAGAGCTTTGAAAGCTTCCCAAGTAGCGCCGCTCTCAAGCTGACGACGATGCGTTCGCCCAAACTTTCGAGCCAAGGATCCCGATAGTTTGATAATAGTCATCGGCTGATAGTAAGCCGCTGTGGCTGCCATGGTTCCTCCAGTCATAAAAAAACCGCACTAAGGCGGTTTGTGATGAGCGATTAAAGACATGACCTAACGGCGCGCTCCACCGCAGAGCGACCAGGCATCGCTGACCAAGGCATGCGCTGCCGAAGGGCTATTGAACTACCGGTCGGTAATCTCGTGATATCAAGCAACTCATCTGCCATGCTGCTATTCGCTACCCAGAGTCGGTAGCCATTTTCGGTCTCCACCATGGAGGACTCAGTTCTGGCAGCCTGCCATTTCGGAAATACGCATAGGGCATATTGCTTTGGGTCTTTGTGCGTCTCAGCGCTAATCGAAGGCTCGTTGCCTTCCAAATCTGCGGTTGTCACGCACCCTGCCAGCAGCGCAAGCGCCACCGTACCGATCAGAATTCGCATGTGATCCCTCCCTGAAAAGCGCTGAATGTATCACTTGGCGTCTCGGTGACGCAGCACAAGGCGAGCCCGGTCTAGCCAAGGGCCGCCGAACACGATGATTTCTGATGGCCGCCCCAGCAGGTGGTGCAGCATGAAAGGCCCATGACCGAAGACCTGGGCATGTTCCTCAGGCAGTTGCGCATGCGCGCCCAGATAAATACCGGCGTGATTGGGATGGGCGGTGCGCCCCACAGCCATGACGACCATGTCGCCTCGCTGCGGCCGGCTCACCTGGTAAAAGCCGGCCGCTCCGTATGCCTGCTCATAGAGGCTCGGGCCGTCCGTCTGTTCCCACCACCCTTCTTCCCGGGCATAGGCTGGGAATTCCAGCCCCCACTCGCGGTTGTACCAGTCCGCGCAGACCTGCCAGCAATCCCAGGCGCCGTGCACGAAAGGACGGCCCAGCAGCGGCGTGTGACCGGTTGGCGTGATAGTGCGCAGATCACCTTCAGGCCACGACAGGATGTGCCAGGGCAAACCGGTGGCCTCACACATGGCCAGATCCCGCGGCGACGGTCTGCTGGTGGCGTCCGGATGTGAGTGCACGATGCCGATCACCTCGCCCTTGTCCTCGGCCGCCGCGTAGTCTTCCGGCGAGATACGGAACTCCTCGGCGGGATCGGTCGCGGTGTTATCGCATGGGATGTAGCGGTGGGAGCGGCCAACGGCGATGATCAGCCCGCAGCACTCGCGTGGGTATTCTGCCGCAGCGTGCGCTTGCACGGCGGCGAGGATGTGTTTGCGCATGATCAACTCCGTGCGATCAAGGATACAGCCGGGAAGCCGCCAAACGGCAGTTGGTTGCCCTGCCCGTGGCGAACGGTGCACCCCGTGTCGAGGCAGCCATTGCACTGGTCCTTGACCGGGTCGTCGGTGGGATTGCCGTCAAGGTCGAAGTAGGGACCGGTGTAGCCGCAGTTCGGGCCACGGTAGCCGGCGGTCATTGCCCAGTGGCACAACTGGGTCATCTGCCGGCCAATCGTTTCCCCACCGACATCGCCAGGACTGGCCAGCTCCCAACCAACAGTGGTGCCGCTCTCCAAAACCTTCTGGTCGATATACCAGACTTCGATGGCTTCCTCGGCCGGGTCCGCAGTCGGGTTGCCGGCCGGGAAATTCGCTGCATCCAAATACTCACCCAAGGTATGGCGAATCGTCAGCTTGAACTCGAGCAGGTCTTCGTATGCGAGACACAGGGCAGTGATCCTGCCGTTGACGTTACCAACAGTCAGCGTGGGCCGAACGGCGGTGCCGTCCGAGTTCGCCTCGATGCCGTCGATCTGCATGGGCCAGGCACCATATTCGTTGCCCTGCCACCAGATCGACTTGGCCGGCAGCTGGTCGGCGTTCGCGCCAGCGGCGGCCAGTTCCTGTGCGCTGTGCGGTATTGCATGCCCATGGAACCGCAACATATCGGCGCCAAAATCCGAGCCATCCAGCTCGAACAGCAGGATCTCAGCGCCCGGTTCAAGCTTCTGCAGCTGTGTGATCAAGCTCATGGGTGATACGCCCTTCCAAAGGTTGCGGTGAGCAGGATCACGGCGCCCGGCTTACGCTGCTGACGGAAGGATTCGCACCGGTACAAACCGAGCACGCCTTCGGGATTGGTCCATAAGAATGACTTGGCACCGCGATGGCGACGGATGAAAGCCAGGATGGGCGCGATCTCGTCAGCCAAGCCGCCGAACGACAGCGACCAGCTATCTGATTCGGCGTTCAGGCCATCGGTGGACACCTGTGCATAGTTGTCGCCAAACTGCGACTTCCGGGTCCGGAGGGTGCTGTCGCCACCGGCCTCATCGTCAGGTGTCCAGGTGAAAGTTTCGATCGCCATCAGTGCCTCCCATTACTGTTTCGATGGCTCAAACCCCCGGCTCGCCAGGAATCAGAAATAGCCCGTTCCGCTACTCCTCTCATTTGCCGTTCCATGTTCTGCTGCAGCGCGGCGCTGTCCAACTCCATGCCATCCCCGCTCCGATCTTCCAAAGTCACGGCAACCGGAATACTGAGTTGAAGCACTGTCGAACCACCGCTGGCGCCGCCGACCATCTGCACACCAAGAGACCCATCGGGACCCCGCGCCAGTGGCATGATTGCCTCGGGCCCATCTTCACCAGCGACGCCAAGTCCACCGTTGCCCATGCCGAACATCGTCGGGGTGTTCAGGACGGAATTGGTAGCGAACCCTGCGCCCTTGGCGAAAAGCTGCACACCGCCAGACCAAGCGCCGCCCAATGCCTGCGGAAAATACGCACTGCCATAGCCAGCTTGTGACGCACCAAGATTCGACGAGACGGCGCCTGCAGACCCGGGAGCCATGCCGTTACCCCCACCACCGCCGAAGTAGCTCCCCACCGCAGATACGCCCAGCCCGACCAACCCACTTAGCAGCGAGCTAGCTGCCTGCTGGCTTGCAATCCTGGCCATGTCAGAGATCACACTTACGGCGAAGCTCTTGAAGTTGGCCTTACCCGTCATGGCGAACTCGGCCACAGCATCGCGAGCCGAGTTGAAGCCGGTGGTAAGCATGTCGTCGGTTGCCCCCGCCACGTTCGCGGCGTCCGACTGGATGTTCGCCCAGGCGCGTTTGGCGCCGTTGCGATAGTCGCGCTGAGCTTCAAGGCGGGCCTCGAAGCCGTCGACCTCCATTTGCAGTTCCCGTGCCTGGTAGTCGGCGAGGTCGGCCAGCCGCTGCTGATAGGCGTCCTGGCTGAGCCGACGCGAGACATCCTCCTGCTGTTCCTCCAACTGGCGGCGTGACTCGGCATACTTTTGCCGGACCGCGTTCAGCCGATCGGCCTCCTCGCGCTGGTCGTCGCCCATGCCGACGCCGGACACGTCTGCGTCGATGGCGTCTTGCCGGGTCTGCAGCACCACTTCCATAGCCTTGCGATAGGCCTCAGCGCTGTTGCGGCGGATCTCTGCAAGCTTCTTCTCCTCCTCGGCACGCTTCTGCAAAACCGGGTCGGCGTAGGCCGTGTTCAGATTCTTGATGCCAAGTTCCATCTCGGCGGCGGTGATCTTGCCCGCAGCTTGCGCCTTGCGCAGCCCCTGCACACCCTCCGCCAGATCCTCCAGCCGCTTTTTCTCCGGCAACGCGCGGTCGATGATCGCGTCGAGGGCCTTGATCTCATCCTTCAGCGCCTTCGTGCGGCCCTTGCTGCCCTCAGTAGCATCCTTGTTGGCCTTCTTCTGCGACTCGATCGCGCTGGCCGCCGAAAGAATCGCCTGGCGATCTGTTTCGGTGAGGTCAGCGTTTTCCGCGATGTAGCGGTTGGCGATTTTCGTCGCATCGCCGTTGTCCTGGAGGCCGGCTAGCTGCTTCTGCAGCGTCTCCAGGTAGGTCTGCCCCGCCGAGCTCATGCCAACCTTCGCGGCGTTGTTCGCCTGGGTGGCCGAGGTGTTTTCTTGGGTGAGGCCGGTGAGCACCCGCAGCGTTTCGGCGATCAGGTTCGAGCGTTGGTCGGCGTCGCTGACCGCACCGGCCTGGGTAATCCACTGCTGCACCGTGCTGGACGGCAGCTGAAGACGGTTGCCGACCTCTTGCAGGATCGGCGAAAGCCCTTGGCCCGCCGTGCGCGCTTCGTTGAGCCGATCAACCAGGCCTTGGTACTCAGCCAACTGCCGGTTGTACTGACCACCGGAGTCACGCGCCGGCGCAGTGACCACGGCAGAGCGGATGGACTGGGCCAGGTCGCCATACGCATCCTTGACCTTGTCCGCCGAGGAGATCTGTTCCTGCTGCCACTTGACCAGCGATGCTTCGCGCTGGTCCTTGTTGAGCTTTGCGAATTCCTCCCGAAGCTGGGCGACCGGCTTGCCCAGATCCTCCAGGCTAACGCCTGCCTGATCGACGTTGTTGCTCAGTAGCAGGAAGCTGGCAGCCGCCGTGCCGGCCAACAGGGCAAGCCCCATCGGGCCGCCCAGAACGCTGAGCAGGCCTGCACTGACTGTCCGAAGGCCGGCCTGGGCAGTTGCTACCGCGGTGGTAGCAGCTGCTTCGCGCTGCCGCGCCTGCGCCAGTTGGATGGACATTTGGGTCTGTACAGCAGTGCCACGCGCCGCCACTGCTTCGCGAGCTGCCAGGATGGTAGCGGTTTCGGCTTTGCGCTGATCGGCTAAGGCAGCCTGCAACACCGCTTCGGCCTGAGCGATACGCGCGGCGCGGTCGGCCAGCGCCGCTTTTACGGCCAATCCAGACTTAGCGACGTAGTTGGTCAACGCGGCGACGCCAGCTCCCCCCATGGCCACGGCCACCAGGTCGACGTTGTCGGCCAGCGCAATCAGCACATTCGACAGGCCTGCTACGGCGCCGGTCTGCTCTTCCATCCCTCCGAGGAAGGTCTGCACGGCGTTGCCGATGTTCACCAAGGCGTCCTGTACGCTAGTGGACATATCAGCCGCAGCCTTACGGTTGGCCTCAACGGTGCGCAGCAGCCCGGTATTGATGTCGTCAAGCGATAGCTTGCCCTGCACCCCCAGCTTGCGGATCTCTTCAGCGCTCTTGCCGGTGGCGTTGGCGATAGCCGTGACGATCGTCGGCATGGCCTCCTGAATGGACACCCAGCCGTCGGCCTCGACTTTGCCGGTTTGCAGCGCTTTCGAGTAAGCATCCAGCGCTGAGCCTGCCTTGTCGGCGGCGGCGGCGTTGGTCACCAGCAGGAAGCTGAAGCTGTCGGTGATGTCGAGCGTCTGCTGGGTGTTGAAGCCCAGGCTGCGCATGACATCGGCAGTGCGAATGTACAGCTCTTGGGCCTCGGCCAGGGGGCGGTAGGTTTCCTGGGCCGTGCGCAGCAGGTGTTCCTGCACCATCTGGTATTCGCCAGCACTGCCGGCGGCAGCCTTCATCCGATCCGACATCTGCCCGTAGGCGTCGACCTGCTTGATGATGCTGCCGATGATGCCAGCACCGGCCACGGCGGCAAAGGCGCCGCGGATGAGCACGCCAGCCTGCTGGGCCGCGCCACCTGCGCTATCAAACGCGGAGTCGACTTGGGCCAGATTGCGGTCGATCGAATCAGTGGTGCGGGCCACCACCTGGTCAGCACTGGCCAGCTCCCGGCGCAGCTGAGCCGTTGTGGCCTCGATCTGGACCAGCATCCCCTGGACTTGTTGGTCGGCCATGCAAATCTCCAAGCACAAAAAAACCGCCCGGAGGCGGCACGCTATCTACTGTTTAGGCCTCCCCCGCAGGAAGTTTTTGAGCTTTTCGGCGACGCTCTCCCGCTTCTGGGGCGCAGCTTGGGCTTTTCCTTGGTCAGCCTGCCCGCGCCCTGTCCAGTCGAGGTGGGCATCGAGCGCAAGCATGATCTGCGGGATGGGGGTCTGCCACGCGGTGTCAGGCGGCCAGCCAAGCCAGCCGGTGGCTACGCCGAATAGGTAATCGACGTAGCTGCCGTTCTTCACTGCGCTGTGCTGGCCGCCTCGTCCTTTCCCCGGGCGGCAACGCTCGGCGGCACAGGGTTGAGTAGGACAGTGATGAACTCGGTCAGCTGACCGGACACTTTGGCTACACCGGAGTGGAATACTTCACCGGCGATGGCCGGGTGCTGATCGGGCTTTAGGTCGGCGCCGGCGATGACGATGTCTGCGCAAGCAGCAATGCTCATCAGGCGCATGGACTCCAGGGCTGCGCGCAACCCGCCAAAGCGGGCCTCAATGCGCAGGGCCGCATCCAACGTAGGCTTGAGGGTGTAACTGCGCGCACCGATCACCAGCGTGACGGTGCCATGCAAGGCTTCGCTCATTGGGGTTCTCGCAACGAAGGAAGGGGCTCAGCCCCTTCGGTCAAGGGACTGCCGGGCCGGCAGGGATTTCAATGATGTCGGTGTTGATCGCGAACGTCATATTGCGACGCACCACGTTATCGGCCGCACCTGGAGCCACGGTGTTGTTCATCACCTTCACCCCGAAGTAGAAGGTGGTGGGCAGGATGACAGGGCTTGCATCTGGGTCACCGTCGTTGAGCGTGACCTTGACGTTGTAGTTGCCCTTGGAGCGGTCCTTGTGCGCCGCCGACACGGCTTTTTGACCAGCATCGCCACTGTCCAGACCCACGGTCATGGTCATGTTCCCCGCGTCGGCGGTGCCCTTGTACTTGCGCACGCGGCCATCGCTCAGGGAAGTGAAGTTTACGGCACTGAAGGTGTCGCCAAATTCGCCCAGGTCTTCGATCTCGCCCACCTGTACGTACGTGTCGGCCTTGTACTTGGTTTCGCTATCGGCACCGGTCTTTCCGCCGATGGCAAGGCGGCAGCCCGCGGCTGTGTTGAGGTTGTCGTCGGCCATGAGGGTTCCTCCAAAGGCACATTGGATAAAAGCCGCGGCGCGGCAGATGGGTAGTTCAGTGGGTAGTGATCACGCGGACGGTGATCGAGCCCTGGTAAGTAATGCCGTCGGCGTCGCGCTGAGCGTCGACCTGCTCGACCCGGATGGATACCGCGCGACCCACCTCCAATGGGAGGCGACGCTCGTCCAAAGCGGCGATGACTTCGCCGTTGATGCGCTTAACCTCGGCCTGACCCACGGCATCGGACCAGACGGACAGGTACAACAGGCGCGTTTCGCGCTTGCGGCCAGCGATTGGGCTGCTGTTGACCGATACCTCCCGGTCGATGGATACGTAGGGCATTTCAGCATTCAAGGGCGCGCCGTCGTATATCGGGCAGCTGACCTCGGCCTGAAGCCTGGCGAAGATGGCCTCCTGCAGTGCCACAGATGGATCAGCCATTGCCTACCCCCTGGCTTGCTTTACGCAGCGTTCGGCGGACTGCTTCCTGCAAATCGGCCATCACAAACTCGCGGTTTACATCCAAAGACGGCCGCAACCATGGGTGCGCCGGCCTCGCTGGTATGTCCGGGTACTTGCCGAAGAAGTGCTGCCCATCGGACTTGTTCTTCGTGTCGCGCTGGCGTATCGAGTTGCGCCGCCCTTTCAGTTGCGACTTGTCGCGGTTGTTGGTGTGCACGCCGCCGATCGCGCTCCGGTCAGCTCGCTGGTACATGCTGCCGGAATAGCCCTTGGTGCCGTACTCAAGGAACCGCAGGTAAAAGAATCGGCGATTGTCTCGCTTGCCCCGTATGCCCACCTGAGCATCCAGCCCGCTGGGGGTGACGTAGACACGCAGGGCGGCTGCAGCAGCGCCGGTATCCTTGGGGATCAGCTGTCGCTGGGTTTCGAGTACCCGCGCGGCTGCTTTGGCCATGGCAGGCTGCAACTCGTTGTCCATCGTCTTGTGGATGTTGCGCAGCGTCCGGCGTAGCCGGATGTCACCGCGAAGGCTCGACCGGCGCGCCATACCCTACTCCTTGGCCGGATCAGCCTTTGCGGGCTTCGCGGCCTTGTCGGTGACCGCTTCGGCGTACCCCCGGGCAATCAGGCCTTCGCCATAGGCCTTGTCGACCTCGAACTCTTCGCCCTTCTCACGCTCACCAGATGCGCCCGTCAGCGGGCCTAGTGCTCGAATTTTCATCATTCACCTCATGGGTTAGGTACCGATGAGCAGAGAAGCCTCATCAAGGAGTTTTCGTTGTCCGGCAAAACGGCCTCAACCTGGTAGGTGATCCCCCGGCGTGTCAGGCGCGATCCTGCGACGATATCTGGGCGCGGCCTGCCGATGATTTCGGCGGTTACAACAGCACTCAGCTTTTCAGCAACCGCAATGACCCGACCGCTTGGGGTACGAATCTCACCCCACATTTCAGGGCGAGCAGCTGGCAGCCACGTCACTGTGGCGCCCCCGGATTTATTCCTCTCCTCGTGTCGATGAGCCACCTGCAGCCGATGACGCAGCGGCCCAGCCCTCATATGCCCCACCCGATACGATGCGGCGTCAGGAGCGCCTTCGAACCTTGCGGCAGTTCGGTGGCGATGGTCCCAATCACAACGTCCTCGCGGTTGGCGTATAGCTGGCCGAGAATCAGCAAGCAGGCAGCCTTGATCTGCTTATTGCAGACCATGGGGGACTCGCCGGCATCGTCGGCAGCGACAGCTTCGTCCAGCGCTTGCTGATCTGCGTAGAAGCGACGGTTCAGATAGTCCATAGCCTGCCCTTCTGCCGCCTCGATCAGGAGCTCCAGGTATTCGTCATCATCGTCGGGATCTCGGAGATGATGCCGGGCAATGGTCAAGCTGATGACCGACATACCCTCACTCCTTCAGCGGTTCGAGCGATGCCAGATTCCGCTGCACCAGTTCATCCGCATGCCGGCGCGGGACCGTATAAGCAGGCCCGCCACGACGACGAAGCTCGCCTTCATCCATGTAAGAGCGCAGCGGATAAATCTGAAGAGTCGCAGGGTTAGGGTTGGCCTGGCCCTCTTGTGCCAACTGATCAGCGCTGGTGCTGCTATCAGCCAAGGTTGAAGCGGCCTGACTGGCGTCTTCGGATAACGCAGCGTCAGTAGCGGCGATGCCGGAGCTAGCACCCTGATCGCCCGTGACGACATCCGAGCCAGTGCCGGCAACTGCCTGTCCTTCTGCCGAAACCACTCCCGAGCTTTCCGCTGACCCTGGAGCAGTTGCAGGAGCCCCCGAATCGCCCGACCCGCCAGGGTCAACGCTCGCTGGAAGGGGCGCGGCGCCAGGCGAAAGAGGCGAGCCGGCTGTTTCAGAAGAGCCGCCGCTGGAGTCAACGGTAGAGGCCGGATCCTTCACATCAGCCGTGGATGCTGGTGTTTCCTGTTTACGTGCCATTGGATTACTCCATTGGGGCGCCATTTCTGGCGCCACGTTGCGGAAGGTTTAAGGAGTGACCAGCGGGCCAGTAACGAACGCTTCGTCGCGATAGATGGCAAAGGCCAGGCGCTCTTCAGCACGAATCGTTGCCATGTTTTTCTCGAAGTCATCACTGTTCTCGGTCGAGATCAACACTTCGATTTCCATGCGGTCGAAGATCTGAGCGCCGAGCTTGAAGGCACCAACCAGGAAGTCGTTCTGGGTCATGGCCTGGGTGGAAACCACCGGACGATTCCACAGCTTCGCGTTGGTGCCTTCTTGCGGTTGACCGATGATGTAGCGGCCTTCCCCGTCCTTGGTCAGCTCAATGGCCGCCCAGTCGATCGGGTTGAGCACGATGCCGTCCGATGGAAACTCGGCCAGTTCGGCCTGCAGCAGTGCCAGGCGCAGGCGGTCAATGCGCTGCTCGCCCACTACTGCAACGCCAGCCGGGGCGGCGTACAGTTGAGCAACGGTCATGAGGCCCTGCAGGTTCACACCGGTACCGTTGCCGTAAAGCAGCTGAGCCTCTTCAGCCATATTCAGGCCGTAGCGTGCACGACCGTCGATGTAGCTCTGCAGGGCCTTGGCATCGTCCAGCATCTGGCGGCTGGCTTTGAACAAATGGGCGATGGTTCGCACATTCGCAGTGGTCAGGCCGAAAGTGAGATCGGAGTATGGCTTGGCAGTGGTCTCCGCCACGGTGCGGGCGTTGTTGGTGAAGCCTGTCTCACGGACGTACTCGATCGAGTTCGATTCGGTGGTACCCGGCGCGACCAGGTCGCGAACGGTCAGTCGGCGTTGAGCTGGGGCAATAATCCCCGGCAGGCGCTGAGTCTGCACCAGGTCACCGCCGGTTGCGGTGGTGATGGCTGCACGCGGCACGGAGACACGACGAGAGCCGCGGAAGGATGAGTTCATGTCCTTCATTTCTTCGCTTTCGATCACGAGGGCGCCTACAGATTTCTGCGGCTCCTCCTGATGGTTGCGATCCCGGCTTGCGTTCACGAGCTTTTGCTCGGCCTCGCCCAATCGCGCCTGAAGCTCGCCCTGCTTGGTCAGCAGTTCATCAACCTTGGCGCGGGTTTCGGTATTCATTTCGCCGGAGGCCTTGATCTGCTTCTCGGTCGCCTCGGCCTGGCTTTTGATCTGATCGCCAATACCCTTGAGGCTGGCGTTGAGTTCCTTGACTTGGGCTTCAAAGTCCATGGTCACTTTCCTTTCAGAGAATTGAGGAGGTTGGTTGCCGCGCTCAGAGAGGCGGAGAGGTCTGGCGCGACAGCGCGAGGCTTATCGGGCAGGGCAGCGTTATGCGTACCCCCGCCGGCAGCGCGAGGCATGCCGGACTTGAAACTGGCGAATAGTTCACGGCGCTCGGAACGAGGCATGCCGCCCTTGGCCAGGGCTACATCCATGGCCTTGAGTGCATTGGCCTGGGCGGCGTCTTCGGTTTCGCGCTCGGTGACCTCTGTCGACGACAACAGCCCGGTGGCCAGGCCCAGCTCCACGGCGCGCTTGCCACGGATGTAGGTCTCGTCGTCCATCAGCTCAGCCATGTCCTCTGCCGACTGCCCACTGGTCTCGGCATAGAGGTCGGCCATCGCGGCGTCGAACTCCTGCATGTCGTCGGCGATATCACGCAGGTAATTGCGATTGCCAGCGAGCCAGGTCCAGCAGTTGTGGATCATGAGGAAGGCGCTGCTGGCCACCTCACGCTTCTTGCCAGCCAGAAAGACAATCGAAGCAGCGCTGGCGGCCATGCCGAGCACCTTGGTGGTGACCTCATGGCTGTGCTCTTGCAGACGGTTGTAAATGGCGATGCCTTCGAACATGTCGCCGCCTGGCGAGTTGATGTAGACGGTGACATCTCGCTCGCCGATGGCCCGCAGAGCGGCATCGATTCGCTTCAGTGTGACGCCTTCGCCATACCAGTCTTCGCCGATCACTCCGTAAACAGTGATGGTGTCCGAGGTGTTCTCGACGGCCGCCTGGATCGCGGGATTCCATTTTTCGAGCGCGCGCGGGCTCATCTCGCTGCGCAGGCCGCGAGACTGGATCTTGTGCTTCATGGATTGCTCCCGTGATTTACTTTTCCGGCTGTTGGAGCCAGTTCATCAATGCGGCCCTTGCGGCCTGGCTATCGTTTTGCTTGCCCAGCTGGTCAAGTGGCACCAGGTTGGATTGCACGGTCAGTAGATCGCCACCCGGCATGCTCGGAAGGTTTTCTTTCCGCCGGCCCTCGTTTCGGGTCATGTAGCCGTTCTGCCCCATCGTGCTGAGATAGGCCGCGCGACCAGCGCTGTCCGCACGCAGGAACGCTTCAAGTGAGTACTCTGCGTAGAACTTGATCCGGTCAACAGCCGTCATGCACCACTTGTTTACGCACTGCTCGATAGGCGCCGTGAAGGACATGATGCAGTAGGTGAGAAACGCGATCTGCTGCTGTTCCAGGCCCGTGCCCCAGTTGCTGCCCTTGTCGGTCTTCATCACCATCCAGGGTGGGACGCCGAACCAGCGGCAGATTTCCTCGATGCTGTGTCCTCTCGACTCCAGCAACTGCGCATCAGCAGGGTTGATGCCGATCATTTCCGGCTTCACACCTTGCTCGAGCACGGGACTCTTGCCAGCATTCAACGCCCCGGAGATCGTCTTCACGTACTCACGAAACTCGACGCGCTGGGCTGGATTCAGCGTCTTGTCTACCGAAAATGCGACCGTCGGCATCATGCCGTTCCGGAAGGTGCTGTTGGCGGCGTCGTCAGCAGACATCGCAGAACCGAAAACATCTGCACCGTACCGAATAGCAGAAAGGCCGACTCGGCCGTCCAGGGTGAAGGCTGGGATGTGCAGCATGTCCTGCCGCTGGATCTCTCGACGGGCTCCCTTTCGGGGCCTGAAGAAATACCTGAGCCGTCCATCGTCATCGAACTCAAGGTCGACTCTCGACGGCATCAGGAAGTCCAAGGCGATGACGCGCCCAGCAGAGCGATGGATCTCGCAGTAGGCGTTGCCCCACAACAGCATCGAGGCGACGACTGCCTGCCAGAAATGGAAGGCAGCCATGTCTTCGTTGGGGCTGTTGTGCACAACGTCGTACAGCGGGAAATCGCGGGCGCTCTCTCGACTACCATCGGGCATCCGCCGGTAGATGCTCAACGGCAAGCCAGCTACCGAAGTCGAGATAATCCGAACGCATGCCCACACGGTGGACAATCGCATGGCCTTATCGACGCTGACTGACTTACCACTACTGGACTGGGCTCCGTTGAAAGCACTCCAGAAACCTCCATCCGACAGCTTGATGGTCTTGCCCAGCCATTCACTCATACTGGCTGAAGGCTTGGTGGCAGCAGCCCCCAATGCCTGGGATAGGGTTTTAATCACTGACAAGCCCTCTGCGGATGAAGCCGGCGATGCAGAAGAAGCTCAGCGATCCAGCCAGCAAGGCCCAGCCGGTACCAGCCAGCATCCAGACCCCGCCGCATGCCAAGCAAAAAGCGACTACTGCGCAGGCGATGAAAATATGAAATGCGTTCATGCGATCAGTGGATCCCGAATGCCTGCCATGAAATTGTCCATCCCGCCCCTGCCCTCTGGATTAAGGCTCAGCAGCGAAACGGCGTTGAATGTAGCCATCAGCGGGTCAATCTTTGCGGTGCCCGATGCTTGCTTGGTTATCAAGAAGGCGTTAGCCGAAGGCACTCCCTTGGCATTTCCGCAGGACCAGGCCATGAGCGGCTGACCACAATGGAGCAGCGAACCCTCGGCAAGCTTGCGTTCCGTCGTTTTGATTGCGCCGGTGAGTTTCCAGCCTTGAGAGATGCCCACGATCTTGTCTTCCTCGACGCCGGCATCCGCAAGCGCGTCGAGCACTGCGCCGATGCCGGCCGGGTCGAGGCCAACTTTGTCGAGTAGTCCGGTGCCATTGACGCGAGCTACGATGGCCGCAAATTGCTCAACGTCATCACCGATGCGTTCCACAATGGTGATGTCGCCAGCCTTTTCTAGGTCCCTCAAGCGTGGTGCTTCTGACTTGCGGCGCTCCAGAACCGAAGGGTGGGCCCAGGCGTGAGCCCAGTGGAACCACTTGCGAGTTCCCGCCTCCCGGCCCATCACGGCAAGACCGAGCAAGTCATCAAGCCCGCCGCCGTCACCGCCAACATCAATGACCTCGCATCGCGTGAGGATTTCTTCGAGGCTGAGCCACGCTGCAGCCTGCGCCTCCCAAAATTCCGCCCCGACCCACGCGTCGGACATCAGCGCCAGGCCGATCTCGATGTTGAGGTGCTTGGCCAGGAACCCACGTAATTCAGCCTCACCGTCCAGCTCAGCCTGCATAAACAGCCGCTCAAGCGTAGGCCGGTCAACGGAGTAGTCGATGTTCGGATTGACCACGTGGAAGTTCTCAGGCTTCCGCGCCTCGCCGCTCTTGATCATCTCTTGAGAGAACTCATAGATGATCGGCAGGAAGCGGTTGTCGTCGATCCGGCCATCACGCACGCCGCGTGCATAGTTGAGCTTGGAGCGGAACACACCCGCCGGCGGCTCATTCGACTGGGTCGTCAGCCAGATGATGAAGCCTTCGGGTCGCGACAGCAGACCGCCAGTGGCCTCGCGGATCATGTCAGCGGCTTTCGGGTTTTTGCCGAATAGCCAAGCTTCGTCGATGAGGACACCGACGGCTTTCTTGCCGCCCACCACATCGCTATCCGCAGCCACCACCTTCAAGGTGGCACCGGTCTCGCGATGGGTGATCAACCGCAGGTGCGGCTGAACATGCAGCAACGCTTTCAGCTCGTCGTCATTGTTGACCATGTCTTTGGCCGGGATGAACGAGTTGTCGGCAATCTCCTTGGTCGGCGCCAGGATGATGAACTCAGCCGAAAGACGCCAGTTGCGGATCAGTGCGGTCAGCATGATCCCTGCAGCGATCGTAGATTTACTGTTTTTCTTCGGGATGCAGAGCATCACTTCGCGGATCAGACGCTCGCCAGTCTCGCTGTTGTAGCTGCCGAAGATGGCCCCGGCGAACGCCAAGACCCAGGGTGCGCAGGCAGCCTCAATGGTGGGGCTGCCCGGGGCATCGACGATCTTCAGCCCCTTGAACACATCAAGGCCGGCTTCAGCCTCGTCTGGAAACAGCGGCTCGGGGATGATTGATTCGCCCGCAGCAAGGCACCTCCACCAATCCGGGCAGGCTGTTGTCCATTGCATAGGTCAGTTCTTCACTACGGAGAGAGGCGGCTTGCCCTGGGAGTACTTGCCTTTACCGACCTGCTTGGCGGCCTCGGCCTTCTGCTCTTTCTTGCCCTGGTCGGCGACCTTGCCGTGCACATAAGGCATTAACGTCTTGGCCGCTTCCAGCCGCATGCGCATGTCGGCGCCTTCTGCGTTCATCAGCTCAGTGAGAAAGGCTCGCGGGTCGTCGGTCTCGGTTAACGACAGCTCATCGGCGTGCTGCTCCTGAGGTTGTTCGGCTTTAACTTTTCGAGAGGGTTTAACCTCAGAACTGGAGGCCTGCTTTTGCTTCAAGCGGCGCCCGACTTCGGCAAGGACATCGGGGTCCTTCGCAAGCTTGGAGCCCGCTTGCGACGCGGTCTTCTCCGAATATCCTGCGGCGATCGCCGCCTCGCGATTTGTGGCACCCGACAGCAAAGCGTCAACAAACCGCCGCTTCTTGTCGGTTAAAGCCATAGTTAACTTTTCCTGAAACGGGAAAAAATGTGTACGTGGGGTCGGAGGCGGTCTAGCTAGATGAGAATCCTTAGCTTTTGACCCCCCTACCCCTTTTTGATGAGAATTCGTCTCATTAGTGGCGACTCGGACGCTTCAGCGGCCCTTTCGAGGGCCGGTCGCACCAATCCGGGACGAAATGCGGATTTCTACAGCCCTCTTCATCCAATTTTTCTTATAAAAATAAGATTTTTATAGCGCTATAAGATTCCAGCCGCTTCCTCAGACTGCTTGACAGAGTCGTGGCAGAGCTTGCAGAGGCTCTGCCAGTTGGTCTGATCCCAGAAGAGAACCATGTCACCGCGGTGCGCCACGATGTGGTCAACCACCTTTGCGGCAGAAGTTCGGCCGTCCCGCTCGCAAAACACGCAGAGCGGGTGCTCATTGAGGTAATGCTCTCGCGCCTTCTGCCATCGGTAGTCGTAGCCACGCTGGGAGCTGGTCATGCCGCTACGCCAGCTACCAGGCGTGACCACCTTGACCCGCGAACTTGCGCTCTCCTTGATGCGCGCCCCCAAAGTCTTGAGCCTTCCCATCAGCGCAACTCGACCTTAATGCCGCGCTCTATCCATCGAGAGACGCGACCCATGTCCGGCTCACGGCCGGTGATACGGGACACGACGAGAACGCCGGCCATGTAGTACTTCAACCACCAGCTATGGCGGTAGACGATCGTGACATACACCTTGTCCATGACCGGTGCTCCTCATCTCTTGTACCAAGTCAGCTGGTAGCGCCGCGCATCAGGCGGCACCTCAGCAATAGGCCAGCGCAGGCACTGCATGTGCTTGCGCTCAGGCTTGGCGCGGCTTACTCGAAGCGTCTGCACCAAGTATGCAGACCCGGCTGCGGTGCTGATGAAGTCGCCAACCGCTATGCCATCAGCGCCGTCAATGTATAGCTTGCAGGGAGTGTATGGCGCCTTAGCCATCACCCTGGCCGAACGGCGTCAAGCTGGATGCTAAGCAGCTGATTCAAATGGCTATTTAGTTTCTCACTGAGAAACCGATGGCCTGTACGCTGAGCGTCGGTAAAGTTGCTCTCAGATAGGAATATCGCCTGGTCGTTTAGCAGGCCCACCACATCCCGAATTGCGGACTCCAGGGGGTTTAGACCGGAGCAAACTAACTCGGCCGGCGCAACTTCTGGATGATCAACTTCCGCAGCTTTGCGAGAAGGATGGAACATCAACCGGCCGCCCATATACCGGTCCGGCCGAAGAACAAGATCCCCGGAATTAAGCAGTGGCTCCAGCAGCAGCATGGCTCGGCGAGCATCCTCGCTGAACTCCACTGCGCGGCCGCGCCAGTCGCGGCTAACAATGTGGTCGTTATTTTGTTGGCTCATGGCGCCCTCCTCTCGATTTGTGAATCACTACTCATCTGCAAGACGGACATAGGAACCGTCGCAATTGAACTCAACGAGGATCCGAATAACCTCTCCGGCCTCCTGAATGATCTGAACCTTTGACTGGCCTGCTAGAACCTCACCACTGAAGGCGTCATGAAGGCACAGATATGGGCCATCGCGCTTCACGATCAGGGGCCGGGACGACAACAGGTACTTAAGCTTCGATTGAGCTGCGCTCTTCATCGCGCCTCCTTGATCTGCCGCACAATGTCATCAGCACGATCACGCACCTCAAGCACCTGGCCGTCAAACGTACGGACGATTGCGCAGATGCCGTGCCATTGGCTGCTGGACCCCGCTTCAGTAACCGAAGCGATGGCAGCTGGGGCCAAGTGAATCGCGTTGCGGTTGATGCCGGTAAGCTGGATCATGGCCAAGCCTCCGATTGGGTGCGGCTCAGAGCCTCGTCAGCCTTGTCTACCGCCTGGGTTGCAGTGGTTGCCGCCCTGGATGCCTTGGTTGCGGCGCTCTCGGCCTTGATTGTCAGTTCGGCCAAGCGCTTGTCGCGCTCAGCCATCGCTGCGTCATAGGCATCCCGGATCTGCTTCACCTGATTGGCCTGGATGGTGGTCATCGCCCAGTAGGCGGACTGCCAACCCAGTGCTGCTCCACCAGCAACCAGAAGCACAGCGATGAACCAGACCTCAGCCCTTCGCCACCAGCGTCGGGCAATGAATTGCAGCGCGCACGTGTCCATCACGATTTACCTCCGGGCTTCCCGCAAGCGAGCAATCTCTTCGCTTTGCGCGGTGACTTGCTTGGTGAGTTGGCCGACCTGGCCGGTCAGCGCCTCGATCTTGCCTTCCAGGCGTCCGACGGTCGCGGCGAGGTCATTTCGCTCCTTGGCGAACTGATCAGCTCTGGCCTCGGCAAGCTTGCGCGCCTCGCGCTCGGAGTCGAGCAGCTCATTCAGTCTGCGCACAGTGCCGATGTCGGCAGTATCCATGGCGCGATCAGCTGCATCTTTGGACAGGAAGCGGCGCACCCAAAGCAGTGCACCCGTTACAACGATGCCACTACCGCCCAGCCAGGTGGCTGTGCCTGGGCCGAGATCGGTCGGATCCATCAGTTGCTCCATTTGGGTTGGTTAGTGCAGCCCTTGGCGCGGCGCTTGTACCGCAGCAGCTTGCGAAGGTGGGTGGTCCGAGAGGGCCGGACCTTCGAATCCTCTTGGGGCTCCATACGGGTAAGCAGGTAATGCGTCTCGTCGATCAAGTTCGAGAGATACACATGGCGCCGGTAGTACTCTCGAATGACGTTCACGCTGGCCGCTCCAGAAACGAAAAAGGCCCGCCGCCATGGCGAGCCTTCAGATAGATCAGCCCCAACAGCACTCCCAGCTCGGAGCGATGGGCGTGGTGGAGCCGAAAACGAAAAAGGCCCACCAGATCGGCGAGCCTTGTAGTTGGTGCAGATGGCCGGTGCGTACCCGGCTGACTCCCTCTCGTACTATTTCAGCGGGCCTATTGGGATCGAGCTCCGTAATCTGCCATTCAGCCATGGCATTCATCTGCATAAACGAAAAAGCCCAGCGCAATGGCCGGGCTTTGTGTGCCACTCCTCAGCAACGCGCAGGAATGACAGGATGGGGATAATTTCGCTCAGTCGCTCACTGATGTCAACAGGCAATCATGCGGCCTCTTTCATCAGCAACCCTTCAGCCTCCAGAATCACCTTCACGTCAGCAAGGGCATCATCGACCAGGCCGTCGAGCTTCTCGTTGATTTCAGCCCTCCAACGGCGGCGTGTTGACTCTGGCGTGGCGTCGAGGTCCCAAGTGTTCATGTCGTAGAAGCTATCCGGCAGGATGATCACACCCTCTAGCAGCGCCTCGATGCGCTTCTTCTCAGCCTGTCCTGCTGCAACCGCAGCATTGACGGTTGCGTCACGACGCCATGCGGAGGCATCCAAAGGAATCTCAACCGACACGGACCGCGGCGGCTTGCGTCGAGCCCCTTTGAGCTTCGGGATCGCCCAGGCCGTGACCGCCTTGTAGATGAACAACTGCGATGCGGGGCTGGCAATGCGAGGACGCACCAGGGTGATGGCCTGGACCTTTTTCGCCTTGTTCGTGCTGTACTTCGCCACCAATGCATCCCAGTGCTGCGGCTTGAGCATGTGGTGAAGTCGCGCAGACACCCAAAAGTCGATCTGGGCTTGGTCGAAGCCTCCCGAACCGACGGCCAGCGACGCCAAGCATCCACCCTCTTCCTCTGCCGCTTTGTACAGCTTCTGCCAGGCCTGGGCCTTCGCTGATCCCTTCTCGCCCGCTGCCAAAGCGGCAACCACTGCACCTGATGCGCTGCTGTAGATCATGTCCTTCCCCCTAATTCCCGGTGTAGTTGCTGCCCCCGGCGCCGGCCGGTTGCCTTCCTGATACTGCGAACCCGGGCCGCTTGAACGACGGCCCGCGGTCATTTCTCACTGCAGCGCCTCCAGCAGTGCGCCCATGGAGTGGTAAACGCCTTTTGCCCCTTCCGGCTCGTAATCGGCCCGTACCCGGTATCGGGCATCGGCAGCCATGGCCACCACGAGCACCGGGAGGCCTCCGGCAAGCTCCAAAGTCAGCGACTCAATGTCTGCCGGGTTAACTGCCAGCCGTGTACGAGGAAGGATCAGCACCAAGCTGGAGCACCTGAGCAGATCCTTGTGCACGGTTGAAACGTGATCCCAGCTGCCGGCCTCCTCGAAGACGTCACCGTTGCGCATCCGCACCTCGAGGACTGGCGAGTAATTCACAGTGAAGATGAAGACCGCGCTTATCTGCTCGATGAACTCCTTGGTTGCCATGCCTGGGAGGTAGGGCTGTCGTGCCGGATTTCTCATTTCGAATCCTCGCTTATGGTTGATTCCGAAATGTCGGCGCAGCCCGCGCCCTGCAAGGCCTCGGCGGAGTTACCTGAATACACGGATCTAAAGTGGGTCAAGCCGCGAATCATGGTGAAGCCTTTATGATCAAGGTGTGCATGCCACTTCTCCAGCGCCTCGCGCTTGCGGGCCATCATGTCGGACTGGATGTACACCTTCACGTTGTGCCCCATGGCATGGTTGACCAGCAGTTCGCCCACCAGGTGGTCAACGCCCAGGTCAGCCCAGCAAGTGCGAGCCAGCTTGCGCAGGTCGTGGCTGGTCCACTCGCCTTCACTGATGGCTTCGAACACCGTCCACGCTTGAACCTCTCCCAGCGGCTTGCCCTTCCTGCCCGGGAACAGGAACTGGCCGTCATAATCCTCGCTGCGCTGAATCTCGCGATAGGCCATAAGCACGGCGCATACCGGGGCGGTCAGTGGCAGGCGATGTTGGACGCGGGTTTTGGTGTGCTCGGCCGGAATGAACCACTCCCGCTCAGCCAGGCTGATATGGCTCCATCGAGCCATGCGGGTCTCGGCCAGACGCGTTCCATGGAACAGCATCATCAACGCCAGCACGCCATGTTGCGGGTTTTGGGCTAGCGTGCTGAGCAGGCGCGCTACCAGCTGCTCCAGGTGCACACCCCGCAGTCGGGATGGTTTGACTGTGACCTTGGCCTTGGAGAAGTCCCCGAAGCGGATACCTGCCATAGGGTTGGTACTGATCTTTTCGAGCTTGAAGGCCTGGCGGAAAGCCAGAGCCAGGAGCTGATACACCAGGCGCACGTAGTCGATCGACAGCGACTCCTGCAGCGGCCACATCAACTCTCGGTCGAGCAGCGCCTTGTCGATCTGAGCCAGCGGCGTTTCGCCCAGGCGCGGCATCAGGTGCTGTTTGATCGCCGACGCCGCCGTGCTCTTGCGCTTGGCCGAGAGGTTGCGGTCACGGGACATGCGCTCCGCGAACCAGGCCAGCAGCTCACCAGTCAGCACCCAGCTCGACAGGCTCGAACCCTCCCCGGCCTCCAAGCGCAGGCGGATATCCGGAAGCGCAGCGGCCACCTTGGCAGCGCTCAGATCCGGGTATGAGCCGATCAAGTTCCACTTGCCCTTGTGGATCAGGTACCAAGACCCGCGCTCGCGGGAGCGGTGGAACCGGAAGTACAGGCCGTGGTTGCCCAAGGCGCGCAGGTCACGCACCTGGCCGGCGGCCTGCCGGCGGATCTCTGCATCGCTGATTTTCACAGCGGCGGTATTGGTCATGCTGCAACCTCCGTTTTTGGCAGAAGCAGGTAGGCCCGCAGCTGCTCCATGGCGTCGAAGTGCCCTCGGCACACGATGGCGAGATAGCCCTGATCATTCAGGCGCCGGATACACGCCTGTTGACTGGGCGAGACGGGCGCCGGGTCAACCGTCGCCTTGAATTCGATGTACATGCCGAAGTAGCCGCCCCGAGCCATCGGCAGGACCAGATCAGGTATACCGGCCTTAACGCCCTGGTCTTTCAGCTTTTCAGCAACCTTCTTGTACCGGTGGCCGCCGTTCGGTACGTGGTAGATCAACTCGAAAACGTCCGGGTAGCGCAGCGCGATTTCTTCCATCAGCGCGGCCTGTTCTGGGCCTTCCCGGTCTACGGGCTTCGACCGAGGCTTCTTGGCCCTCACCGGCTTCATGATCGCCGGCTTCACTGTTCAGCCCTCCCAAGCTGGGATTGGATCTTCGCCAGGGCTTCAGGGGAGACGAACGCCCGGCCGCCCAGCATGATCATCGTGTCGCAAGCGACTTCCTTCGCACGCTGGCGGTAACGAAGGGCCGGAGCGTTCTTCCAGTGGCTCCACTTCCGTTCTGTCTGCCAGCGAATGGTCTTCGTCTTGGGCAGGTGCTCGCTGACATAGATCGGAATGCCGCTGAACACCATGGCTGGGCTGATCATGCGGCCACCTTCCCTTCGCTCACGAGGATGTCGAGCATTCGCACCACGCCTTCCAGGTGCATCAACCGCAGCTCTTCGTGGCTGAAAGTGGTCTTCCTGCGCGAATCGACAGCGTCATGGCAGGCGCTGCAAGACCAGGCGGCCTGCAGGTCGTTCGGTTTGATACCCAAGCCGCAGGTGCCCGCCAGGCGGTAGTGCGCCAAGACGGTGGTCTCTGGGTTGCCGTTGCACACGCCCGGAATTCGCACCTGGCACTCGCGGCCGCGGGCGGCCTTGGTCAATTTGGTCTGCCGCATCTTCACAGATCCTCCTTGCCGCGCTGCGACTCCCAAGTGAACGGCAACACGATCACCCCACCCTCGCGGAGTCGATCGGCAGAGCGCTCACCCATCGCCGCGGGCAGTTCCTTAACGCCCAAGTTGGAGATCACGATGGTCGGCAGCATCTTCTCGTAGCGGCCATTGATGATCGAAAACAGGCGGCTCAGCTCGAATTCGCTGGGGGTCTCTCTGCTCGCCCCAACCTCGTCCAGCACAAGAAGCGTTGGCTTGATCAGACCATCGAGAATGCTGCCCTCGGATTGGCCGGAGCTTCCGTCGAAAGTCGCGCGGATGGACTGCAGGATGCCACCAAGGGTGCGGTACACCGCTGTGTGGCCGGTTGAAGCCATGACCGCCTGGGCAATGGAGACGCCGAGGTGAGTCTTACCAGTGCCGGGATTGCCGACCAGGATCATGCATCGCCCAGCCTCCAGGTTCTGCTCAAACTCTTCGGCGTACAGGTGGCAGCGGGCCTTGGCCTTGATCTGACCGGGGTTGTTGGCCTGGTAGGCCGCGAACGTCTTGCCCTTGAAACGCTTCGGGATCAAGGCGTCACCAAGCTTCCAGGCCAGCTCATGGCGCTCACGCTCGACCGCCAGCGCAGTTTCCTTCTCCGTTTGCAGCCGCTTGCACTCTGGGCATGGCGACCGAAATGTGCGGCTAAGGACATGGGTAACGGTCGCCAGATACTCGCCGTGATCCTCGCACATAGCCATCGAAGTGGATTGCGGCGTAGCCATGCTGGACAAATGAACAACCTTCTCAGAACGCATAGGAACCATCCTCACGAGGGATCAAGCCGTCGGTGTAATCGCGGCCAGCGAAGCCGTGGTGGTTAGATTTGGCAGGGGGAGCCTTGCGGCGGTTGTCGTTCACACGGTTGATCACCCAGTCGGCCTTGAATCCCTGCCAGCCGGCGGATAGGGCCTCGGTGATAGCGGTAACCGCCGTGATCCCAGCCTCAGCGCACTTGCCCAACTCGTCGTTCACGGTCGCCCATACTGTTTCGCTGACAGCGGCGCGCTTGGCTTTGCGCAGAGCAAGCCAGTCGACCAGGAGCTGCCTCGGGATCTGATGCGGGTTGTCGGCCATCAGTTGGGTCAGGCCGAATGGCGTCTTGCGGTCAGGTTTTGGCTCAGGATCGAGATCGCCCCCGACAGCCCCTATGGGGGGGCATGAAACATCTTCCGAAGGAAGATTTTCATAGGGGGTTTCTTTCTTAGAATAAAGAAGGGAGTCGGAGGTTTTGGTCTGTTTCGACTCCGAGCCGATTCGGACCACTTCAGCCGAGTCGGCTGTTTTGGTCTGTTTCGGATCAACGTAGATCCAGTCTTTTGGATCATTCACGCCGATGTCACCCCGGGCTCCACCCTCACGGAATAGGACGCGACGACGCAGCAGGCTGGAAACCGCCTTGGACACGGTGTCTGGGTGAGCGTGGATAGCTTTCGCGATGTCGGTAGCCGGGATGCGTTGAGCGCCCGCGCCGAAGTTGATGGTGGCCTTGGCCACGTACAGCACAATCTTCATCTCCCGAGCAGGGAGATCGATAGCCAGCAGGCCATCCATGAGCTGGTTGTCCATACGGGTGAACCCCCTGGACTTGTCAAGTGGGACGATGTTTGTCATGCTTAAACCCGTTGAAATGCTGTAGAGAAAGCCGCCCTGCCAGGCGGTTTTTTTTCGTCTGCGATTCCTGTACTGGACGGATTCACAGTTACTTCAGATATCTACTGGCCCAATGCCAGATAGGGGATGATTCAGCTATCAGGCGGCTTCGGGATTTCGAGCCGCTGGCGGAAAGGCATCGTCAAGGCTGCACTTGGCGCCTAAGCCGTTCAGCGCAGCGACAATCTTTCGAGCCGCATCCAAGCCGACGCACCGTCGACCCGCCTCGTAATTGGCCAGGCGCGACTGGTTCCAGCTGAGCTCCCGGCAAAGACGGGCTTGGCTTATCCCCGCCGCTACCCGGATCTTGCGAACGTTGTTCATTCGGGGTTCCTCAATGACTAGCACTCAGGATAAACACGCATCGTGTTAATATCAATCACAATAAGTGAAAGCCGAGTATTTCATTTCGTGATGAAATCCCGCGCATGAATGAATCACTGAGCCAGCGCATTAAGCGCTTGAGAAAAGCGACGGGAATGTCCCAGGCCCAGCTGGCAGATGCTTGCGGCTGGAAATCGCAGTCACGCGTCGGAAACTATGAAGCCGGTACGCGAGAGCCAACGCTGGCGGATATTGCCGCTATGGCAGCCGCCCTTGGAGTCGACCAATCCGAGCTGCTCCTGAACTCTGCGGCAGTGACCGAGGTATCGGCGCCCGCCCGGAGCACGACTGATCTTGTCAGGCAGATGCTCGCAAAGAGCGGCAAAGGCATTCCGGAAGAGGCCCGTCAGCGCCTCCTTGCTGCGGCTGAAGAGCCGAGCGCCAGCCGTGTCGTCGCGGCTGACTTTGTTCGCCCTGGCCTCGTGGGCGATGAGGTGTGGATTGCTCACTACGACGTGCGCGGAGCGATGGGCGATGGTGAAGTAGCTCACGACTTCCCTGAAATGCTGCAGGACATCCGCGTCAGCCCTACTCACCTGCGAGAGATGGGGGTCGAGTTCAAGGAGCATTTCCATCTGAAGCTCATAACAGGTGTCGGTCAGTCCATGGCGCCGACCATCAAAAGCCGCGACCCGCTGGTCGTTGACATCAGCATCCGTGAATTCGTGGGCGACGGGATCTATTACTTCTCACACCAAGGTCATCAGTACATCAAGCGCCTGCAGAAGAAAGGGCGCGACTATTTCAAGATGATCTCTGACAACACGAATCATCCACCTGAAGACATTCGGGTTGATGAGACCTATATCCAGGCCCGGGTGTTGCTGGTTTGGAATGCCCATCTGGTGTAGCCATGACCCTAACCAAATCCAATCAAGACCTACGGCGCGATCTTCAGGGCCTAGCCTCAGACCTCAAATGGTCAGCGGTCGAACTGATGCGGATTGCCGAACGACTGAGCCAGGCCGGAAACGAGCATGACGCGCAGGCAGTGATCAGAATCTGCCAAGTGATGCAGGCTGGCGAGGATCGCTTGGCGGGGTATGGGGAAGAGGTGAAGGTGGGGCGGATTTCGTGTATGAAAAGTGACCCCGCAAGCTATGGGGGCTGCGGATAGGGCATGGTGTATATTGTGGCGGCACTGGCATGCCGCCCTCAATGAATACATCATAAATCAATAAATAATTAAGTTTTTACTGAGCGCATAACAATGGATGGATCCACAGGGTTTGTTCCAAGGGAGTTTTCTGGTACAACCAAAATCACTGACAGAGGCATACGAAATCACTTTAGCAAGTCAGTATCCCCTTGGAGGCCCCTGGCTGAGCTAATTTGGAACGGGTTCGATGCGAAAGCTAAACATGTGACCGTCAACATTGATACAAACAATCTTGGCGGTGTTGAGTCCATCACTGTTCTAGATGATGGTCACGGAATTGATGTCGACGGTAGCGACTCTAGCTTCTTTAACTTCCGTGACTCTAAAAAAAAGAGATCACATGACGTTCATGGTGAAAAAGGTATCGGGCGCCTATATTTTCATAAAATATGCAACCGCGCTGATTGGTACACAAAATCTTCCGGGATAGATGCAAAACTTACTGTTCATAGCGCCGCACTGGACAAGGTTGAAGCCTCCACAATTCCGTCAGGCAGCCAACATGCATTACTTTCAAATTTAGTCTCGGGAACTTGCGTAGAGCTGACTAGATTCTCTGAGCCATACCTTAGTCACGAAAATATTGTCAAATGCCTGTCTCTTGAATTTGGCTGGTACTTAGCAATTAACCCTAGCAAAACCATAACTTTGAATGGAGAAAAGATCCTACCTCCAGATCATAGATCAGCAACAATCTCACTAAACATTGATGGTCAGCTTTTTGAGGTAAAGCTGATTCATTGGGCAGACAAGCCTACTTCGGGAAAGTCATACATTTACTACACCTCCTCCAAAGACAAAGTCGTAGACTACGCCCTCAGTAGCCTCAACCAAAAACCGGGTTATCACACAACTCTCGCAGCACGCTCAGCTTGGTTTGACGCATCCGAAGTCGATAATGATAGCCTAAACCTGTCGTTTGACACATTGACACAGACCAAGATATGGAAATCCCTGCAAAAGCAAATTAGTGACTTCGGTCAAGAACACTATAAGAAATTTCTTGTTAGCAAAGCCGACGAGCAGCTAGAACAACTCGAGATAGATGGCGAGCTGCCCAGCTTTGAAGGTGCAAGCAAAGGATATGCAGAATGGCGATTAGGCCACCTCAAAAATATACTTCGAGTCATTCTAATATCCGACCCAAAAGTATTTAAAGACAGTAATAAAAAACAGAGAAAACTTGTAATAAGATTATTGGACAGGCTCGCCATCTCCAATGAGAATGATGCCATATTCGAGGTTCTCGAAAGCGTACTCGATTTGGATGACTCCTCTATGCGCGTTTTCTCTGATCAAATTAGAACAGCGAAACTGAACAACATCGTTAGCACCATCGAAAAACTTCAGCGCCGTGAAGACGCTATATCTAGAATTTCTGAAATCATGCTACACCACTACAAGGACGTTCTTGAAACCCCTGACCTACAGGGTGTAATTGAGGCGAACACGTGGCTCTTTGGAAGCCAATACGAAACCATTGGCGCAGAAGAGACTACCTTTACTAAAATTGCTCAGAATTTACGAGATAAAGTAAAAGGAATCGACCACGTCTCCGAAGATGATGTTGAAGATGGTGCAACTGTAGCCGGAGCAAATCGACAAACAGATCTTTTTCTGGTTAGGCGCAGCATGCAGCATGACTCAATAAACAATCAGCCTTATTTCAAATGTGTGATCATTGAAATCAAGCGCCCCAGCATTGCGCTCAATAAAAACCACCTGCGACAAATTGATGATTACGCCGGAATATTGGCTAAGCATCCGAGCTACCAGGGGATTCAAACCAGATACGAAATAATCCTGCTCGGCCGTAAAATCTCGGCAGTTGATTACGACATTGGAGAAAGACTTGAGCAGCTAGCAGACAGAAACGACCCCGGACTGGTTGGAGCTGGTTTAATCAAAAAGTATGTGAAGACGTGGCAGTCCATCGTCGAAGAGTTTCGTTTGTCGAATCATTATTTACTCAACACACTCCAGAGTCAGCGCGATGTGTTAGAGGAGTCCAAGGTTGAGTTGCTCACCAATCTGCAAGCTGGTGCCCACTGATTCTTGTGCTTAACCCAGCATCAGGATTGTTGTTTCTGCCCTGACCGTCTTGGCGGGCTTTTTCATGCCTTCACGCTTTTTTCACGCCCTACCCTGCACAGTTACGGCGCTCCTTGTGAGACTCCCTTAGCCCGCCCTCCCCAGCGGGCTTTTCTTTGCATGCGTGATGGCTGATGGCCAGAGTGGTAGGATGGCAGCTCAAGTCACAGGGAGGTCGCCATGCTTCGCAACATCCATACGTTTCTTCTTGCTGCCGTCGCCGTCGCTTGTGCCGCCGGACCTCAAGTTGCGCAGGCCGGATCGGACCTAATAGGTAAACGCGTCCAGAACAACTATGACGTGACCCTGTACCTGGATCCCGAGAAAGGCTTGGCCTATGCGTTGAAAGACCCCAAGTTTCAGCGCTATCACATTAGGCCGCGCAAGATGAAAATCAGCTATGCGATGGATAAGGTCGAAGCGTCACCCATATCAACGCCGGCCGAGCCTGTGGTTGTGGAAATGGCTGCGATGCATGAGCGCAAGCTGGCCGAGATGAACCTGAGCGAAGAAGATCAGTGCTACGAGGCTTTTACCGCCGTGCTCGGCCGGCTGGTTTTCTCGGCCGCCTCAGCCAAAAATCTTCAAGACGAAGAGTATTTCCATCTTGCGAACGTCATCACACTCGATGATGAAAAGGTGCCAGGCGCCCCTGGAGTGATCACCTGCAAGATTCCCGATCACGGTTCAATCTTCATGTATGCAAGAGCACAGATCAGCACCGACTAACCCTCAGCGCTGAGGTTCGGCCTTTCACGCTTTTTTCACGCCCGACCCTGCATTGTGACGGCTCATCCGCTTCCCTACGTTTAGCCCGCATAGCAGTGCGGGCTTCTCTTTGCTTGATGCTCGCGCCGGATTATACAGACCACTGGATCAAAGCCCTGTTGGCCGTACGAACCATCTCGAGCCACTCGCCGTGCGATACCTGACGGCGATGCTCCAGGTTCGCAGCCTCAAGCGGCGCCCGATCGTACGCAGCTTCATCGAGAACGGGCCTACGCATGTGCCGGGACAGCCATGTGATAAATGCTGCAGAGCGGGTTTGGGTGCTATTCATTGAGCTGCTCCTCCGTGGAAGGAGGGATTCTACAACACAAGATAATACAAATCATTATCATTTGTGGATCCTCCCGCTCGCCTTGCCCTGCGCAGTTAGAACGGCGCCTCTTCCTCCGCCTTCTCATCCTCCCAATCACGCTCCACGACCAAGTCGTCCCGATCTTCAGCGCTCTGCGCCTCCCACCGCACCGTCACGCTCTCGTCGTCATTGAACGTCAGGTCCAGCTCAGGCGTTTCAGCCAGCAGCCCCATCACCTCCTCCCACTCCATGTCTCCATCCGTGTCCAGGCGATGAATCGTCACCCAACGCTGCGACTGCGCAATCGGGTGATTGATCATCGACGAGACCCGCAGCCCGAGCCGCTCTACCCCGGTCATCTCTTGGCGTCCTTGTTGTGCCGTCTTCTTCTGCTTGGACATAAGCCATCCCCTTTACTGTATATCCATCCAGTTATTTCGATGAGCATACATCACACCTCGTGAAACGTGAACCCGCCTCATAGGAAAAATCCTCAACACACCATCAGGAAAAATAAATCACATATTGTGTTGACATAAAAAACACGCTGCGTGATATTTGCATCAACGCGCAGTCACTCACCAAGGACTGCAGAGGTCCTCACCGGCCGCCGCTCTTTACACAACCAGACGTGACCACCTCGACGCACCCAGGCCATCACCTGGGTCGGGACAAGCTAAGTCGTCGACCACGCAGCCTCTGGATAGCTGCCGGACTCCCCCATGGGAGGACGCCAAACCATGCGAGCCACCTGATGCGTAGCCAGTTGCTGCAGCAGGCAGAGGTGGGGAAACCCGGCGACGAGCATGGCGCGGACCAAACAACCATAGGAGGAACGCCATCATGAAGTAGTAAGCGAAACGCCTAACCCAGCCATGGGAAATGGCAGCCTAACCGGACGCTACAGAGCCGGTCGCTGGCAGGCCGAGAGAATAGTCGCCCGGAGCGCGCTGGTTGCCACCAGCCCCGATAGCCAGCCGTGAGTGCTGCACAGCGACGGTCGTTGGCAACGACGCCGGACACGTAACCGGCCCGATCTACCTGGTCCCCATCACCAGGTTGCATCGGTGTGTGATCTGAGTGCGCAGGCTGATGCGCAAGGAAAGACCCAACGGGCTTTGCACGACCTGCCTAACACGCTGCTCGTGCATCGACAGTCCGCAGGGCTACTCATCTACCACTGCCCTTTGATGCGGCAAGCCGGAAGAAAGCAGCACCGGCCAGATCACACACCCATGCACCCATTAAGGCTCACCATCGTGCGCTTTACAGCCCCTAACACTCACCACCATCAACCTTAAAACGACTGCATTGGTCGTGACGTTCGCCCTCCTCTGGTCCGGGAGGTAAGCGGCAGCGAGCGTCACGACCAATGCAGCCCACCGAGGACCAGTCATGGAAACGATCACTTGCGGCTCATGGATTGGCCAGCTCGGCAAGGCACTGGCTCCCCGTGAGCTGGAAGCCCTGCTGTGGGTTGCCGAAGGACTCACGACGAAGGAGGTCGCCCGAAAGATGGCGGTCAGCCCTGGAACCGCAGCGAACCGCATCAAGATTGTGCTGTTCAAGCTCGAAGCCGGTCGCCGGATCGAGGCGGTGAACAAAGCATGGAGGGCCAACATCATCAGCCCCCTCTGCATCTTGCTGGTTGGCCTCATGACCATGCACGCAGCCATAAACGACGGAGACCCGATGCGCCGCGACCGACGCGCGCCGGAGCGCCGCACCGCCCAAGTTCGAATCGTTCGCAAGGCCGAAGCCTTGGAACTCCATGCCTGACCAACAAGGACCAACCCATGAACGCAGCCATCCGCAATAGCCGTGTGCAATACGCCCAGGTGCAGCAGCAGGCCGAAGCCGCAGCCGCCGAGTTCCGCAGCAACTCCCGGTTCTTCGTCCAGCAGGGCGAGAACAACAGTTGGGCCATCGTGGGCGCCGACGACAACCGCTTGTATGGCCTGCGCCGTCGGCACGTTGATGCGGTGACATACGCCGAAAGCCTCGAGCGCGCGGTAAACGCAAAGTCGGTACCGGTGCTGAAGGTCAGCCCGCCTGATGACGCCCGCACCCGCTGGGCGGCCTTGTGGGCGCTGGTGCTGATCGTCATGGCCGGAGCGTTTTCGTCATGAGCCGCGGGGTAAACAAGGTGTTCCTGGTCGGCACCTGTGGCCAGGACCCGGAAGTGCGCTACCTGCCGAACGGCAACGCCGTTACCAACCTGAGCCTGGCCACCAGCGAGCAATGGACTGACAAGCAGTCGGGGCAGAAGGTCGAGCGCACCGAATGGCACCGCGTGGTGCTGTTCGGCAAGGTCGCGGAGATCGCCGGCGAATACCTGCGCAAGGGCTCGCAGTGCTACATCGAAGGCAAGCTGCAAACTCGCGAGTGGGAGAAGGACGGCATCAAGCGCTACACCACTGAGGTGCACGTCGACATGCGCGGAACGATGCAGCTGCTCGGCAGCCGGCCGCAGGGTCAGCAGCCCGGGCAAGTGCCAGATCGGCAGCCGCAGCAGCGCCGGCCACCGCCTCAGCAGCAAAACCAGCAGGCCGCGCCGCCGGATCACGACAGCTTTGACGACGACATCCCGTTCGCCCCGCTCCACTACCTCGCCGGTGCGTAGAGATGAAGCGCCGGCAGCGTGTTCATCCACCCGCGTACTACCTCGGCCACGCCTGCCGCGACAACAGCCAGTCACGCGATGCCCAGCCATACGGCTGGATGACAGTGAACTGCGGCTGGTGGCTTGCCGGCTGGCATGACCGAGACATGGAGCTTTCCGCTTGAAACGCATCACCGCGCGCGTCCGCCACGGCCGGCGCCAGCAGCACATCAATCTGCCGCCCAGCGGCATCGTTCACCAGGAGACGCAGCAATGTCCAAGCCCACTGATACCACAGAGTTTCTGCAGGAACTCAACGGCGGCGCCTTCGCCAGCCAAATCGGTCACGCCCTCTCGGAAGTAGCCGCGGGGGTTGTCGACCACGGCAAGGCCGGCAAGCTCACCATCACCCTGGACTTCAGCCAGATCGGCGACTCCCACCAGGTAAAGATCAAGCACAAGCTCGACTACAAAGTGCCAACCAAGCGCGGGACGCGTAGCGAGAACACCAGCCTCGACACGCCGATGTACGTCGGCACCGGCGGGAACATCTCCCTTTTCCCCGAAAAGCATGACCAGCTCTTCAACCGGGACGAAGCACCAGTACACCCACGCTCCTAACTCACAGCACCTACAAGGAATAGCGCATGTCCCTCAGCAAAGAAGCTCTCGAACTGATCCAGGAAAACACCATTGCCGCAGTAGGCCGCGATCTGCCGGCCTTGGGCCCGGTGGTCGTCGTGCCGCAAAACTTCAACGTGGTTGATCTCGAGCGTTATCAGGAAGGCCGCAACCGCTTCCGTGGCACCTACTCCACCCACTCGCTGGCTGACTACAGCGCCTACGTTGTTGAGCGCTCCGCCCCAGCAGCCCGCGGCTTCATCGACCAGGACAACATGAGCTGCATCGTGCTGTTCAACATCGGCACCGCCGAAGAGCCGGGCCATGCCGATGACCGCGCCGTGCTCCGCCTGAAGGCTTCTGCTGCGTTCGCCGCCGTTCAGGCGGTGTGCGGCCAGAGCCTGGTGCAGAAGGCCATGAGCGACTGGATCGAAGACTGGAACCAGCACCTGTCGGCGACCGATGAGAATGGCCAGACCATGACCATCGCCAAAGCGATCGCCGCAGTTCGCACTATCACCGTGAAGGCCTCGTCGGAAAGCGATCACGCAGTCGGCGAGACCCGCGCCAGCCGCAGCACCATGGACCAGATTGAGGCCAGCAGCAAAGAGACCCTGCCGGCTTGGCTGGACTTCAAGGTAATTCCGTTTGAAGGCTTGGCCGAGCAAGTGATCCGCCTGCGCGTTTCGGTCATCACCGGCGGCGCGCAACCAGTGCTCAAACTGCGCTGGATCGGCGAAGAGGCCCAGCGCGAAGCCATCGCCCAAGATTTCAAGGCCGTGCTCGACGCCAAGGTCGGTAACGCCGCGAAGCTGTCCCTGGGTACCTTCGACGCTAAGTGACAAGAGCCAGCGCCACCGCCTGCAAGTAACACCTGTGGCGCTGGGTTCAACCGGAAGAGCATGCTGATGATTCAGCAAGATCCGGGGGACGAGGTTGTCGCCCCAGATTGAAATTGGTGGGAGCGGGAGGAGTTTAACCCCCTGCGGAACTGTCCGGCAGCTGCACTACTCTCCTCACCCTTCGCAATTTGGATATCGATCGCTCCCAGCGCCGCCCCGCCCCACCCAAATCCTGCTGTCATAACCATCAACGCCGCTCCTAGGTCAATATGGTTGATAAGGGGTTCACCACCAAGTAATGGAGTTCCCACCAATGTCACTAGGCCCGATGCGACAGACAAACCGCTGAAGAGCTTGTGTTTCATGCGAGCTGTTAGTCCGTGCTCTTTGAGCATCACTGCAAAGCGATGTCGTAATTAGCGGCGATATTACGCGGCCACCATTTCTTATTCAACTCGCACCGCATCCGGCCACGGAGGGCGGCGCATGCATGGAGAAAGCCATGAACGACGAACAACGCCACCAAGAATGGATCGCCCAGCGTAAAGCCGAAGAGGCCAAGCGCCGCGAGCGTGCCGCCGAGTGCTTGAAGGACCACGAATACACCGTCCTGGCTGACACCGATCAGCTGAAGGCATGGCGCTGCAAAGCCCCGCGCACCACCTGCTACGCCTTCGACATCCTGATCACCCGCTTCGGCATCGCCACTGTCGGCGACATCGACGGCCTGACCTTCAACGTAGGTCTCTCATACGGAATCGAGTTCCTGGCCGGGGACGACATCGGCTACTACATCCATTCGAAGCTCGAAGAGCATTGCCGTGAGCGCGAGTTCGATGAGGAAGCTTTCCGCGCAGCACTGGTAACCGGCGTCTGCAGCCAGATCTGTGAAAACACCCATGACGACGAGCTGTACGCCGCCCTGCCCGAGTGGATGCGCAACGACGGCGGATGCCACGAGGCTGGTCGCTGGGACGAGCTCCGGAAGTTGGTTAAAGAGCATCTCGCAGCCATTGAATATGGCGGGGATGGCCGCGACTTCTGGGACTCGCTGAATGACCGCCTGAGCGAGGCCGACGATATCAGCTACGTCGAGCAAGCCAGCATGTTCATGAGCGAGCACCACGAGGAGCTGGGCCTGGGCTGTGACTACTGGGAGATCACCATCGATAAGCCTCGTGACAGCCTGATCAATCGGCTGTACCTGATCAACCACGCCGCGAAGGCGATCATCGCTCAGCAGGCCGAAGCGAAAGCTGCCTGACCCTCCGGCGCTACCCGCGAGGCTCAGTCGACTGAGCGAGCGTCAACACAAGATGCCACGCATTCGACGATCGCCGTGAAGCTACCAGTGAAGCTGTGCCGCAGCTCTCGCGGCATGTCGTATGAGAAGTGGATCAGCCAGGAACCGTCGCCCAATAGCACAGCCTCCCGACGGTACTTATCAACCTGATCCTCATCAATTCCGAGAACTGCTGCGACTTCCTGGTTTGTTGGCTCGCGGTCCATCGGGGATTCAACTCGCTGGTCTGGAATCACACTAATAGACCAAACGACATCAAATTGCCACTAATAAACGCCTCCCCGGCGAGGGCGGCGCCTGCACGCAAGGACCACAACATGACCTGTATGACCTCCCTCGCCCTGCCCTTCGAAAAGGAGCTGGTTGTCGATCTCTTCGCCGGCGGCGGCGGCGCCAGCAGCGGCATTGCCGAGGCGTACCGCGAACCGGATGTGGCGGTGAACCACAACCCAATCGCCCTGGCTGTGCACCGCGCCAACCACCAGCAGACCGAGCACTACGTTGCAGACGTTTTCGAAGTCGACCCGGTCCTAGCTACCAAAGGTCAGCCGGTCGGCATCTTGTGGGCATCGCCGGACTGCCGGCACCACAGCAAGGCCAAAGGCGGGAAGCCACGCGACCGTAAAATTCGCGGCCTGGCATGGGTAATCATCCGTTGGGCATACCAGACGCGCCCGCGACTGATCTTCCTCGAAAACGTGGAGGAGTTTGCCGACTGGGGGCCGCTCGACGATGAGGGTAAGCCGGTCAAAGCCGAAAAGGGCCGGACATTCCAAGCGTTCGTGAACGTCCTGGGCAAGGGGATTCCAGAGGATCACCCAGACCTGCCTGAGATCTTGGCCGAGATCGGCGACCACGTACCCAAGGAAGCACTGGTGCGAGGCCTTCGCTACAACTTCGAGCACCAGGTGCGCGTCGCAGCCGACCAAGGCGCGCCTACGATTCGCAAGCGCTTGTACGGCATCGCCCGGCGCGACGGCAAGCCAATCGTCTGGCCCGCGCCGACGCATCACAGGACCCCCGGCAAGGGTCAGCAGGCCTGGCGATCCGCCGCCGAGTGCATTGACTGGGAGCTGCAGGGCCGCACGATCTTCCGCGACGATGCTCTGGTGGAGAACACCATGAACCGGATCGCCAAAGGCCTGTGGCGCCACACCCTGGCCTGCAACGATCCGTTCATAGTCCCGCTACGCGGAACCTCGAAGTCGCACACCAGCACCCACAGCGTCGCTGAGCCGGCCTCGACCATCAGCGGTGGCGGTACCCATCACGCCCTAGTACAGCCGACGATGGCGATGGCTGGATGCCTTACTGAGCATGCGAATGGGTCGAACCAGCGCACCTTTGACACTCTTGAGCCACTACGAACCCAAGTCGCTCAAGTCAAGGGAGGGCACTTTGCGCTGGTCGGCGCACATCTGACGCACCTGACGCACCATGGAAATCGATCAGGCTACCCTGCCACGGACCCGGCCATGACGGTGACAGGCGCGAATCGCGGCGAGCAGGCGCTGGTTTCTGCCTCCCTAGTGACGTTACGCAAGGGCTGCGTGGGTAGTGCCGCAAGCGGCCCTCTCAGTTGCATAACGCAGAACAGCGGTCACCACGCTATTGCGTCCGCCCACCTGGAGCAGGCCAATGGTGGCTTCTATAAGGGCGACGGCCGCGCAGCTGACGATCCGTTTTCGACCGTCCTGGGCAAAGGCTCAAACCAGCGCCTGGTCACTGCCTACATGGTGAAGTACTACGGCGCCGAGAAGGACGGGATCTCACTTCGTGAGCCGGTCCACACGATCCCGTCGAAGGATCGCATGGCTGTGGTCGAAGTCGTCCAGTTGCACAGCCACACGCTGACAGATGAGCAACTGGCCGGTGCCCGCAAGTGTGCGGAGTTCCTCCGCAAATACCTGCCGCAGCACTTCACCGAGCACGCCGATATCGTCATGGTCGGCGACTACGTGCTGATCGACATTACCCTGCGCATGCTGCAGCCGCACGAGTTGAAACGCGCCCAAGGCTTCCGACCCGACTACATCATCGACCGAGGCCTGTTCCTCGATGAAGTGACCGGCCAGCTGTACTGGAAAGCCATCAGCAAGACTGACCAGGTGAAGCTGCTGGGCAACAGCGTCTGCAAGGACGAAGCTCGGGCCCTTGTCGCGGCCAACGCAGCCGACCTCATCGAACTCTACCAGCGCCTGGCGGCCTGACGCCGCCAGCAGGAGACACCCATGCCCACAGAAAACCGATCCAGCAACATTGAGCAGCATGACCATATCGAGGGGATCATCGATATGGTCAGCGTGCCCGAAGGCTACATGCTGGTAGAGCGCAGCATCTGGACTGAAAAGCAGGTCGACGCTGCTACAGCGTGCATCACTCGCCTGAAGGGCGTTCCTGCCATGACTGACCGCGCCCTAGCCATGGCAGCGATTGATGCTGCCCAGTGCACTGCGCCGGATATCGCTCTCACCGACCTACTGCCAATCCCGCAGCCCCACGCCGAGCCCATAGCGTGGATGGTTGGTACTGCCTTCTGGTGGACCAAAGAAGAGGCGGAGCGGGATGCTGCGGCGACTGGAAAGCGAGTGGTTCCGTTCGGACCGATGACAGTCACCTGCAGTCCAGACGAGCAGCACCAGGTCGAGCCGGTGGCGCTCCCCGAAAATCTGCCTGGATGCAAAGTAATTGCTGCTGGTTGGAACCAGTGCCTGGACGTAATCGCCAAACTTGGCCCGCTCTACCCCCGCCCAGCGCAAACAGAGGCCGGGAGAGATAATTCCCCTGCTGACATCGACTGGAATCATGTCACCGAGCTGGAAGCCGAGAACTACGCCATGGGCGCCCAGCTGGCCGAGCGGGATGCGCTGCTGCGCGAACTGCTGGCCGATGATGTTCCGCTGCGGTTGGCTTCCAAGATCGAGACAGCCCTATCCGCCAGCGCAGAGCCGAGGGCGCCGATAGCCTGGCACGTCGGCGGGAACGGCTACGACCGGATCTGCTTCGAGGAGCCCACCGACCTACCGGGCCATCCATGCATCCAGCCCCTCCACGACCAGCGCCAACTGATCGAACTCCTCAAGCGCTACGACCTGCGCGACGAAGACGTGCCGCCAGATGAGCGAGCCCACGGCATACCGGGCACTTCCTTCCAGCGCCTGAATGCACTCGCCAACCAGGGCGAATGACTACAGGAGCACATTTGTACTCCACCCAGCTGTAACCCCTCGCCCCTCTATTTCGAGCAGGCCGAAAGCTTATTCGTTGCAGCCAGGCCCTCGGTGGCGATTCGACGAGCACGCCCCACGCCCCACGCTAATGCCCTGGTCATCGACTCGCCTGGACGAGAGTCGAACGCCTCTTCGTGGAGGGGAGCTCCACCCGCCGCATAAACGCCGAGGAACATCTGCGTGTTGCCCGTGCGCGACAGTCGCACTTGGACATCTATGAACGTTCCATCGTCGAGTGTTTCGTCATGAGTCCTATGGTGAAGCGTCGGGTCAGCCCAAGACCAAAAAACATCACCGCGAATTCTCATGCCGTCCTCCTCCGACGTTAGTTGTATGCATCAATCCACCATAGCCAAACCAAAGCGGTTCGCAACCGCATCTGCCTGATTCGTGATCTGAATCAGACTATTGGCCATCACCATTCTTGCTAACCCCTCTCCCCTCTATTCACTGCCGCGATATGGCGGCCAAGGCGAAGCTATGTCTCAAGCAAAGGAACGACCGATCCTGTTCAGCGGCTCGATGGTCAGCGCCATCTTGGACGGCCGGAAGACGGTCACCCGCCGGCCAATCAAACCAAGCATGCGAGGCTTCGACGTCTCGTTCGAGCTTCACCAGCAGGAGGACGGTTCTTGGCGACCCATGCACACGTTCGACGAGAGCTGCATGGATGATCAGGGTACGGAGCATCCGGTGATCTGCCCCTACGGCAAGCCTGGCGACCGCCTGTGGGTGCGCGAGACCTGGTACTGCGATCATTTCGAAGTGATGCGCGGCCCCTATCTCAAGCCGGCTGATCTGGACGTTACCGAGGCTCGCAGCGACGGGACGCTGGTCTACGCCGCTGATGGGCTAACACCGTTCGAAGCCGATCAGCCCGCTTGGAAACCCAGCATCCATATGCCCCGCTGGGCCAGCCGCATCTTGCTGGAAGTCACCGACGTGGGCGTCGAGCAGCTGCAGGCCATTTCCATCGGCCAGATCTGCAAGGAAGGCCTGGCGCGCTCGATTTACGAGTTCATCCCTGTGACGACGGCCTTTGACGCTTTCGCCGAGGTGTGGGACTCGATCAACGGGCCTGGAGCATGGGAGGCAAATCCATGGGTCTGGGCTGTCGAGTTTAAGCAGGTGCAGTCATGACCCGCCTCGCACTCTGCCTCCTCCTGCTGGCCGCCGGCGCCAGCGCTGACCCATTGCCGCATGGGGTTCGCGTGTTCCATGACGACGAGCGCGGAGCGACCTGTTGGCTCTATGGTTTCAGCTCGCCAGGCGGCATCAGCTGCATCCCCGACAGCCAGCTGCAGGCCGGCAACGAGCGCCAGCTCTCCCCGCACGAAACACAACCCGAACCTACACCCGCACTGGCGCCTGGGCGCTGGATTGATGAGAGGTATCAGCTGTGAGCGAAAAGATGCGTGAGCAGTTCGAGGCGTGGCACCTTGACCGCTACTGCGGCGGTGTCAAGCGCCTGAGGAAGTGCGTGAATGCCGAAGACGTTTACTACTACAGCGAAACCCAAACCCGATGGGTGTCATGGCAAGCCTCCCGCGAAGCCGTGGTCATCAAAATGCCAGACATGAAGAGCGAGCAGTACTGGGAGCAATTCGAGGATGTGGAGGGTGAGTCGTTCATCTTCCCGAAATACCTCGGGCACCTCACTGCTGCGATCAACGCCCTAGGCCTGAAGGTGGCGCCATGACCGACCTGATCGAAGTGAAGACGGCAGACCTAGCCGGCGAGGCGCTGGGCTGGGCCGTTGGCAAGGCCGAAGGGCTGAACCTTGAACTGGTCCCGCCGCAGTACGGCAACCCCTGGCGGGTGTTTGCACGGTATCAGGGCCAGGCCCTCGAGCACACCAAACGCTACAACCCGTGGGAAGACTGGGCGCCGGGCGGGCTGCTGATCCAGAAGTATCGCGTCGGCTTCGGCCTCTATTCGGATTCGTTCTTTGCCGTCACTGGGCTGGATGAGATGCCGGGGGATGCTGACGGATCGACTCACCTTATCGCCGCATGCCGCGCCGTCGTGACCGCCAAGCTCGGCGATACCGTCCAGGTGCCGAAGGAGCTGATGCCGTGATCCCGCGCAAAGGCTTGCTCCGGCGCAAGATCGAGGCAGGCCTGATTCGACTGGCCGCTGCCATCCTGATGGGCCGCAACGTGCCCCGCTCGGCAGTCGTGTCACGTCGCGACAACAACGATATGTGGTACATGGCCGAAAAGCTTGAGTCCATCGCCGATCGCATAGCCAGCGGTTATCCAAACGCCTAACCCCCTCCCATACAACTCAAACCCGTCCACGGGTCGTCCAGAAGTGCGTCGCGGCTAGCAACACCCCAGGTATAGCCATGCCCAGGCCGCTGTAGATGAATGCAGGCTGGTCTGACAGCAGCCCGCCCATAACGAACCCGATGCCCGTGGGTATGAGCGTGACCGCTACGTAGCCAAACGGCTTCCTGGCTTCCTTTGCCATTTCAATGCTCCTTGTTTTGGGGGCACTATTTAAACATGCGTGCCCGCCGCTGTGCGCGGGCGAGGAACCTCTATGTCTGAACGCAAAACGATGTGCATCTACCATGGCAACTGCGCTGACGGCTTCGGCGGCGCCTGGGTCGTCCGCAAGGCCTTAGGCGAGCAGGTTGAGTTCGTTGCCGGCGTGCACGGTCAGGAGCCACCTGATGTCACCGACAAAGACGTGATCATCGTCGACTTCAGTTACAAGTACGAAGTCATGGCCAGGCTGAGTTGGAAGGCTCACAGCATCATAATCCTCGATCATCACAAGTCGGCGGCCGAGGACCTTGGCAAGTTCCCGCCCTTCCATGCCGGCGTTCGGCTCGATGGCCGGCACGCCGACGGCACGGTCGCGCTGGGCTGGGAAAGCGCGCACATCTTCATGAGTTCGCAGAATTCCCCGGCTATCGCCTGCTGCTTCGACATGAACCGCAGCGGCGCCATGCTTGCCTGGGACCACTTCTTCCCCGGGCAAGAACCTCCCATGCTGCTGCGCCACATCGAGGACCGAGACCTGTGGCTGTTCCAGCTGGACGGCACCCGCGAGATTCAGGACAATCTCTTCAGCTACCCCTATGACTTCGAAGTCTGGGACACGCTCATGGCGACTGATGTGCAGACCCTCCGCTCGGACGGCGCCGCGATTGAGCGAAAGCACCAGAAGGACGTTGCCGAACTGGTGGCCGTGACCAAGCGCCGCCTGGTCATCGGAGGTCACGATGTGCCGGTGGCCAGCCTGCCGTACACGCTCACCAGCGATGCGGGTCACCTCATGGCCCAGGGCGAACCTTTCGCCGCCTGCTACTGGGACACCCCTGATGGCCGCGTATTCAGCCTGCGCACCACCGACGAGGGCATGGATGCGTCGGAGATCGCCAAGCAGTACGGCGGCGGTGGCCACCGCAACGCTTCCGGCTTCCGCGTGCCGTTCGGCCACGAACTGACCAAATAATTCTCTTCTTCCACTCAAGGCCGGCGGCAATGGCTGCCGGTCGAGGATCACCTATGTCCGCAATAAACCGTTTCCACGAAGTAGCCAACGATGCCCTGGTTCAGATCAGCGACCATCTGGTGCCAGGAGCCAAGCTCACCTTGGCGATCTACGTACCAGGCGAACCTGAGCAAGACATCGTCCTGATGGGCCCTGGTGTTGCTGCTGATGAGGTCGTGAACACCCTGCGCCGGCGTGCCGCCCTGAGCCTTGATGGCGACAACGCCTATAAGCGCGGGGTATGCGATGTAGCCGTAGGGGCAATGGCGGCCGGGAAACAGAACAATAACCAGCCGCCCGGAGGGCACTGGGGCCAGCGGTTCTGGGATATCGGCCGGGCCGAGGGCGCACTGCAGGAAGAACTGATTCAGGCACTCCGCCTCGCCTGCAAAGAGCTGGACGCCTGCCAGCGGGTGATCCACTACGCCGGCGGATTCGACCCGGCCTACGTCAACAATGCCCAGGCGGCGCTCACGGTAGCCGACGCGGTCCTCGACAAGATTCCCGCCTGACACCAACCTGCCGCCACCGGCGGCGTGGAGACCATCCCATGGAAACCGAGATTCTTTCGGACGAAGAGCTGGCCGACTTGACCGGCTACAAAGCCAGGGGCTGGCAGCGCCGCTGGCTCAACGAACGCGGCTGGCACTTTGTCGAGAGCCGCGGCGGCCGCCCCCTGGTAGGCCGCCAATACGCCCGCATGAAGCTAGGCGTAACCCTTGAGGTGGTGCCACTGGCACCACCACCCCCGCCTCCCGTACCAGCGTGGACGCCAGATTTTTCGAAGGTGAGGTGATATGCGCCCCCGGAGCACAGAGAACAGGGATTTGCCGCCGGGCGTGTACCGGCGCAAGCGCACCAGTAAAAGCAAGAAGAACCCCGACAAGGCGTGGATCAGCTACTACTACCGCGACAAGGACGGAAAGGAAATCCCCCTGGGCACAGACCTGAGCCTGGCCAGAATGAAATGGGCAGAGCTGGAAGCCCGTGAAAAACCGCGTGACTTGCTTCTGATGGGGGCGATCTTTGATCGCTATGAGCGAGACATTATCCCCAAGAAGGGCGAGCGCACGCAGAAAGACAACCTGGCGGAGCTCCGCCAGTTGCGGCCGTTCTTTGAGAAGGCCCCGATTGAAGCAATTTCGCCAGCGCTTGTAGCTCAGTATCGAGACGCCCGGTCGGCGCCGGTACGCGCAAACAGGGAAATCGCCCTGCTCTCCCACTTTTACAACATGGCGCGGGAATGGGGCCTGACGATGAAAGAGAACCCCTGTCAGGGTGTTCGCAAGAACAAGGAGGCTCCACGGGACTTCTATGCGAACGATGCGATCTGGAGCGCGGTTTACGCGAAAGCAGTGGGTGAGCTAAAGGATGCCATGGACCTGGCGTATTTGACCGGCCAGCGTCCGGCGGACGTGCTGGTGATGAGGAGGGATGACATCGAGGATAAAGCCCTCGGCGTAAAACAGAAGAAGACCCACAAGAAGCTGAGGATCATGCTTGAGGTGGACGGGGTTGAAAACGGCTTGGGTGCGTTGATCAGGAAAATGTTGGCGCGGAACGCGCCGCATGGATCGCCATACCTGCTTCTGACCGAGTCAGGAAAACGCGTAACCGCCGCCATGCTCCGACATCGCTGGGACGATGCCCGGGAGGAAGCAGTGAAGGAAGCAGTAGCCGCTGGCGACCAGGTTCTGGCTGGCCGTATCAGCCAGTTCCAATTCCGAGACATCCGCCCCAAAGCAGCGTCCGAAATCGTCGATGTCGACCACGCCAGCCTGCTGCTGGGCCACACTAAGGGCGACATTACCGAGCGGGTTTATCGCCGAGTTGGAGCCTTGGCGAAACCCACCAAGTAG